CTGCTAACATTTCTTCCATGAAGAAGAGAACTATTATCTTATCTACATCACTGTACTTCTTATATCCAAATTGAGATAGAGTAGTAAAGTATCTTGTGATGGCTTCCTCAGATATTTCAAGCATTTTATCCATAGCATCCACAATTAGAGGTTGGAGACTTGCAATTATTCTTTATGAAGAACTTATTCCAGTACTTGATAGCCTGTGGATAGTTTCCTGTTCTAACACAAAGTTCAATTGCCTTTAACTTAAGTATCATATCAATGAAACCCTTTGGTATATTACAATCACATTCTACTTCCTTTAGATACTTGAGAGTTTGCTTGTATATAGGCTGTAAGTTAATTACAGTACCTAATATTTGGTCCTTATTAAATCCACATGGAGTATCAGTTGATGGAGTACCTTTAGACTTTACATACACAAAGAACATAGTACTGCAAGGGGAAACCTTTAAGTCTTGAATATTCAATTCAAGTCTTACATTCTTCATCTGTTGTGTACCATAAGTGAAACAGTATGATTCATCTTCCTCAACTCTTACTGGATTGCAACTACATTGCTCAGGAAGAGAATAGGTTAAATCATAGGCATCCTCTACATTATACACATAAAGAGGATTATCACTTGGTCCATTCATCACAAAAGTATCTTGGGTATCAATGACTATACTATCCAATAGGACATCATCAAAGTAGTCCTGATTATCTACAGATACATCTATAATAAGAAATCTGTTATCCTGACTAATCCTAAGCTCATTAAAGTGCATCATTATTATTGTCCTCCTTATATTTCCAAGTATATCCTCCTGCTGTTTTATGTTTTCCAGATAAAACAAGGGATATACTCACTTTATTAATATTATTCATTTCTGCTGCTTCCTTTATTGAACTGTATTCAGAGATAAATTCTCCATCTAAGGTATATTGGCAACAGGGTCTTTTATTACAAATTTTTCCTACATGAGAGTCTCTAATTTTATTTTTAGTATCCTCAGAAAGTTTCTTCCCAACTTGCCATTCACTCATCTTCTTTTTAGTATTAGTAGAACATTTATGTCCTACCTTTGATAGTGACATTTTGTATTTTGTTTCTTCACTTAATACAATACCCAAATTACCTTCACCCCCTTCTGTAACATTATAACCTGTAGGAACTTTACTATTATATTTAGTTATATAGTATTGTTCAAGGTTATTAAGAATCTCAGAAAGAGTTTCAGTATTAGAACAAGTAATCTTACACAGAATTGAATATTCAAAAGAATCCATCCCATATTTTCTAATAGCTCTGTGAAATGGTAATTCACTTCCATTAAAAGCTCTACTTACATGTTCATTCTTCCTAAACTTAGGTCTAATAGTTTGTCCTATATAATACTTACCAGAAGGAGATTTATACATATAGATTATTCCACTAAATCCCTTTATCATAGTTCATATTTTTAATTGATAAAAAAAAAGGAGCATAGTTAATTCTATGCCCCTTCTAATGCTATATCACTTAGGATAAAGTAGCAATTGTAAGCCCTGATGCAGTATTGATAGCATTAATTAGAGCATTCATTACAGTGTGACTACCATCATTTACAGCAATCAGTGTAATAGTCTTTTCAGACTTCTGAACTGATTCATTGCTTCCTGTGTAGAAATAGTGAATATCCAGAGTATCATAGATTGCATCTGGGTCTGCCAGATAAGTAGTCTTGATGATATTAGGATAACCCATTCCTCTGTAGATGTCACCTCTTGCACCCATGCAGAAGTATTCAAGGTCTGCCATTAAGTGTCCATCAGGAACAGTCTTAGTAGGAGTAACCTTAGTTGCAACACCCCAAAGTCTTTCTTCACCATCAACAAGAATAGTCAAGAACTGAGGAGTAAAAGGAATAAATGCCTGAGGCATCATACCAAGAACCCAAGGTTGTTCTGTTTCTTCAATGATGATTTGGTTATAGTCAGTTGCAGTTAAATCTGACTCCTTAGTAGCTGATGTAACTGGAACATCTGTAGAAGCTGCTGCTGCTGCTGCACTGATAAGATAGATATTCACAAGAGGAGTAGATTCTGTCTTATTCTCAAGATTCTTAGCTAAAGAAATAGCCATCTTCTTGTAGAAGTCTGATGCAGTCATTCCACTTCTTGCAATTACTTCACCATACTTAAAGTACTGGTCTTCTTCTGACAAACCAATGTATTGTCTGAAAGCCAATCTCAAGATATAATTCTGACCTGCTACAGGAGTTGCAGATACATCTGCATCAAGAGTAACTGAGTATCTAACCAGCTTATGAGCCAGAGCATCTGATGATGTAGCCTTTGCAGACATTACATTCTTGATGTCAATCTTATCACTTGATACAAGTCCAGCAGGAGACATGTACTGAAAGTACAAAGTAGTCTTAGCTGTGTCTGCCTTTGGGACAATATCACCAGCAGTTGTAAGGGCTGCTGTATTAGCTTTGAGAGCCTTTGCAACATATAGCTGTCTTACTTGATTAATAGAAATTACCATAATCTTTTTAGTTTAATTAAACATTTATAATTTATTCTTTATTTCCTGTCAGTTGAGTTTTACTTATTATGGCAAGCTGTACAGCTCTCTCAAGTATTGCTCTGTGTACTACAGGATTTAGTTCACATTCACTTTCAGTACTTACACCATTGATACTTAGTCCATCAGGTAAATCTACCAGTATAATAGGAGTGGGTTGAGAGATATATCTCATTAAATACTTGTCCACATTATACTTGCTGATTAACTCAGCTAAATCACTCTTTATATCAAGTCTTAGTACTCTGTCTTTACTTGGTCCTCTAAATGGATTATCCTTTGCTCTATATAAATCATCCTGTGGTAATGGAACCACACTTGCCTCTATACCATCCAAACAACCTAATCTACTATCCTTGAGGAATGCCACTTCATAAGTAATGAACCAAGTATCTTGTGGTATCTCAAAGAATACTGAGTCTTGTGATAGTCCCAGCTTTCCTGTAACCTTAGTACTTGTTTCATAGGTCTCCACCAAATTGCTCAAATATCTTCTTATTTCTTCTGTCTGTTCAAAGGACTTACCATAAATAATGTTCCTTCCAGAGTAGATGTCAATAATCATTTGTTCCTGAGCATTAGTGAGAAATGTTGATTTCTCATATTCATCAAGGGTTATATTAGGAGTGATACCAAATGAGTTAAGTAAAGTACTGAATCCATCAGAAAATTCTTTATTAGTCATTATTCACTTCTTTGTCCTAATTCAACACTTGCCTGCAAATCTCCTTGGTAAGCTGCCTTAGCCAATTCAACTGCCCTCTGTAATATCTCACTATGAATAATTGGGTTAAGCTCACATTCTGAAATAGTGCTTACACCATTTATTGTGACATCACCATATTCAGAAGATAGATTAGTAGTGATAATTGGAGCAGGTCTTCTTATATATCTTACCTTGTAGTCTGTAATAGTTTCATTACTGTTCACTATTAGTTCTACAGAGATATTGTTTATAGAAGTAGTAATTATTCTCCATGCCTGATATTTAACTGGTTCCTTATAAGGTCTTGACATAAGCCTTGTATAATCAGAATAACTGATTGGAACTATCTGTTTAGTTCCTGCATTAGTATCAACAGCCTCATTTATAACCAAGAATAAGTCAGCAGGTAAATCATATACCTTAGCTCTCTTATCAAAGGTGATAGTAGGAGCACTTGTATTAAGTACTCCTTCCCCTACCTTTATTAATTCTGAAAAATCTATTTGTCTTTTTGGTGAATCATCTAATCCTTTTCCATACTTATTACCTGCTGGTTCAAAATAGTTCTTAACTATCTCTTCTTGAGCCTTAGTAAGCAGTACAGACTTTTCATACTCATTTAACCCCGGAGCAGCATTGCTCATTATGTTGTTATAGAGTACATCAAATTCATTAGAAAATTCATTAACATTCATATCTTTATTCTTTTAGCTTTGCTTCCAGACTGAACTTTAATTCCTGTCTCTTAGGAGCACTTAAGAACTTAGCAGCTACACTCAAAGTAGGTTCTTCATTATCTCCACATAGAGGAGAGCCATCAGATTTCAGGTATAACATACCACCTCTGTTACTAATTAGACCTTCTTCAATAGCCTTCTTAATCAGAACTTTAGTATCAAGATACTGGTCTTCTGCAACTCTTAAGAAAAGTTTTGGGTCAGCTTGAATTAGCTTGTTAATCTTCTCATGTAAGAATTCAATCTTAGTTGTCTTAGCAAGAGGTCTACCATCAATAGTTTCAATGATTACTCTCAGCTTATCAGCATCATCTTGAATTTCACCAAACTTCATGTATGACTGCATTGTAGCATTCATTTCCTTCTTAGCAGTCTTAGCTTCTTCACCTTCCTGTACAATTACAAACTGGTAAGTCATTTTAGGTCTGTCTTGCAGCTCTTGAAGAGAAGATGCAATATAGTCTTTATTTGCTAAAAGGATTTTATATTTGATATAATCATCAGGGTCAGCCAAGTTCAAGAAATTATCTTGCTTAGTTAATCTCACTGTATAATTATCCCAGAAGTTATCTACCTTCTTATAGATAGATAGAGCATTATATTCAAGACCCATTATCTCTTCAAGATAGGCTTTCTCTTTATCAGTGAGAGCATTTACATACATACCAGAACTCAATCTTGGTAGAGTAAACCATCTTACTGCTGCTTCTGCCATACCTCCATATAGGATATGCTTAGGGTTTGAAACTAAACCAGTCTGCTTGGGAACAAACCTTACTATAACTCTTTCATTTCTTAGGCAGCTAATAGGTTCATCATTGTCCTCTATTACTGCTTGTTTCTTTGTTTTTCTTGTCTTTGGTTCCTCAAAGAGGTTATTCACATCAGGTACAACTGGTGTTTCCTTCATAATCTCTTCATCATCCAAAACCATCTTACTAACTTCTTTTGCCATATTACTTCTCCATTTAATATCTTAAAAAAGAAAAAGGAGAGGGAGAATTTCCCTCCCCTTTTATTTTTATGCTTATCCTTGCAGAATTGCAGGAATTAATGACATAGTTCTTGTTGGGTCAAGCACACAAACACCCAAAGTAGCCATTCTGTGAATTACAGCAGAGTCCTCATCAAATGACATATAAGGATTACCCTTTTGTCCAGTGAAAGGATTTCTAATACCCCATTGGTATCCTCTGTACTCATTATCACCCTTAATCTTACACTTGAAGATATTAGGTTGGTCCATAGTACCAATATACCAGATGTCATATCTGTAAGAGAAAGCTACACCACCATTTGGATGTAAAATCTTATTTCTTACTGGGTCATCATAGAATGGGTCAACATCCAATCTCACTCTAACACCATTAGGAGCCTTATATTCAACAAATTGGAAACCAGCACTAAGTGCATTGCTGTGAAGTTTTGATTGAACTTTCTCAACAACTCTTGTAGAGTTATTATCAAGTACAAATGTAGTCCAACCAGATACAGTCTTCAATACTTCCTTATGGAACTGAATAGCACCTCTTTCACCAGTCTTGATTACAAAGAGTCTATCATCCATTGCAAGTTTAGAAGCTGATAGTTCATACAGTGCATCTTCAAGTAACTTCAAGCTGAATGTATTGTAGTACATAGTATTAGCAACCTCTGTTTGTTCAAAGATACCAGCACCAGTCTTAATAGCATTACCTGATTTACCAAAGTTCATGTATTCACCATTCAGATTTCTGTTTGAAGTACCCCATGCCATAGCATTGTTCTTGTACTCATCAAATTGAAGTTCTACTTCCCAATCTACATAGTGCATCCACATGTTTGCAGTGTCCTTCACTTGCTTTCCACTTTCAAGGTTTCTAACCATAGGAATACCCATAGCAAGTTTCTTGTTTAGCTTATTACCAGCTACCTTGTGTTGGATTCTGATTGTAGTCCATTCATTTCTCATGCTTACAGGAGAAGTGAATCTAACATCACCAACCTTTCTTGAAAGTTCTTTTTCTACAGGAGCAAACTCAATAGAGAATCTTTCTCCTTGTTGCAGTCTTTCAGCAGGAACACCTTGAGTATTACCACCCATAAGTTCTACTTTGTACACTGCATTAGTACCTTCCATTCTTGCATCACCAAGGATTCTAAATGGATATACTTGGTTCAAGTTACCTACAATAACTTCACCATCTGCAAACCAGTCTTCTGGGAAGACCAGATAGAAAGGAGATGTACCAACTCCCACATTAGCTGCACCAGCAGCAACTACAGTACCATTTTCATCTCTTGCCTCAACAAGAGGAATGTTTCTCCTTGAAGAACCAATAACATCCCAGTAGTATTCATTATCATCTTCAAACTCTCTTACAGGGAATGAATTAAGGAATGTATCCAAGCTCTTTCCTCTATAGAAAGCCAACAGTTGCACCATAAGGTTTGTAGCCTTCTGAGGTGCTTGTTGGAAGATAGCTCCAAGGTGGTTGTCACTTGTCAGACCCTTCCAGTGTTGGAAGCCTAACATTTGAAATTTACCTAATTTACCAGCCATTTTTAAAAAGTGTTAAATTATTAATTATTTTTTATAATACCAAAGAAATCTATGACTCCTATGTCCAGAAGTTCCATTCTTTCCTCTACAGGCTAATGATATACTAACATGATTTATCTTAGTATGCTCCTCAGCTTCTCTGGTACTTCTATATTCAGCAATAGTATTTCCATTTAAGTCCATCTGTATTACTTCCTTATTGCTATCTGAGTTGACTCTACATTTCTTTTTCATCTCAGTTACAACTTCTGGTAAAAGTTGATATTCTCTACTACCACCAGTAGTCATATTATATAAAGAGTAATTATTGTCTTTAAAATGGGTAATGAAGGTTCTTTCAAGCAAATTGAGACTGTCTAAAGGGCAATAAGCCAATACTTTATATTCCCAAATTTCAGGAATATTATATTTTATTCTTGCCCTATCTATATAAATACCTCCATAATGTCTATTGAAATTATAAAAGTCTTTCCTTCTTCTATCCAAATCATTTGCCTGTCCAATATAAACCTTCCCAGTAATTTTATTTACCCACAAATAAATACCAGATTTGTACATATTTTCTTTATTTAGACATCAAGGTCCCAGCCCTTTCCAATATAAGACTCAGTATCTTCCTCAACTCCTCCAACATATCTTGGATTACCTGATGAATTTCTTGCAGTACTACTGAGTTTATGTTCTAATTCTCTAAGACTTTGCTTGACTTCTTTCTTTACTTTACCTTTTACAAGACCATCAATATTCTTGAAGCCATCAGTCATAGTGAACAATACAGACAGATACTTTCTAAACTCAACTGGATTATCCATTTCATATTTCTGAATAGCAGTCAAATATTCTCCATCTTCTGTTTTAAAGACAGGCTTAGTAATATTCTCAAATGCTTTTTGTCTTGTAGTCTTGTCAAGTGTAATACCTGTAAATACTTCCTTGTCCTCAAGCATTGATTTCTTTAATTGTGCAGCCTCTTCTTTAATTTTCCTTTGTTCTTCTTTTGCCTCTTCTTGAGCTTCCTTGATTAGGTCTTGATATTGAGTGCTAAAGTACTCTCTATTACTTTCCAATGCCTCTTTTGCATCTTCAATATCTGTGCCAGCATTGAAAGATTTCTCAACCTCTCTCTTAGCTCTGGCTTCACTATAACCTCTGTTCCTAAAGTCCTGATAGATTAAGTTCTTTCTCAATCTTTCACCCTTTTCAGTTTCATCAGTTATATATTCCTCCTTGATTGCATCCAAATTAGCAAGGGTTTGTTCATACCTTCTTACTTCATCTGGTTCTACATCAGCTTGTAATGCAGCATCAATTCTCTTTTGTCTTTCATCTAATCTTGCCTGAACAGTCTTTTCAACTGCTTCTGCAAAATCTTCTGGAGTCTTGATACCATTTAATGTATCATCATCAAGGTCAGGGAAGATACCTTCTTCTTTCAAGGCACTGGCAATGGAAGAGTAGAAGTTAGTTTTGGGAGAAGTACCTTTGTCCTTTTCAGATTGGGTATCTTCCTCTTCTTCTTGATTATCTTTTCCACTACCTACGCTCTCTGGATTATCAAATAAATCATCAGGATTTATCTCTTCTTCCTCAGTAGTTTTTTCATTTTCTTTATCTTCTTTCTCCTTTGGGGCAGGTGGAGTTACCTGTGTTTCTTCTTCACCCCCATCATCAGAAAATAGATTCTCTACATCTATTTCATCCCCTGTCATAATGAGGTCTTCACTTAATTCTCCTATCATATTTCTACTCCTTTAGTTATTAAACTGATGCAAAGATAGTAGGAGTTTATGACTTCTACAACATAGTAAGTGAGACTCTTGCAACTCTATAAATAAATTACTTATTTACTGCCAAAAGATAAGGGTATAGTAATAATACTACACCCTTCCCATTTCTACTTCTTTGTAGGTTTCTTTCCACCTTTAGGTGGCATCTTTCCACCTGATTTACAAGTCTTTGCCATAATAATCTCTCCTATTCTATTGTTAAACTAAGTTCCTCTCCAAGGAGTTTTGCTTTCAGCATAACTGAATATAACTCCTGAAAGGTAGCTGTGCTATTAATAACTTGCCCTTTTACTTTATTCTCTCCCACAAGGATACAACCTAAGGTATCCTCGGCTTTATTACCAACATGGATTAGTACCCCCTCATATCCTTTCACATCTATAAGTCTGGGTAACTTTCCTCCACAGAATTTAGCCCATGACCTATCCTTGAATTTAGGACTTACAGTATTCATATCAATCTTGTAAGTTCCATAAGGAATTGCTGTCTGTCCATAGACCTTCTTACTCTGTATCTCCAGAAGAGATTGTGTTTCATTAAGACCTCTATCTTTATCCTCTATTGTGTTGCAGAAGAACACATCATCAATATACAAATTACCAATTGTATAATTATCTTTCTTAGCTATCCTCTTTAGTAATAGTTTCATAATATTCCCATTTATATCCACCACAAGTTCTATGCCTACCACTCTTAGTAAGAGCAGCACTTATGTTAGAATGATTTAGATTTAAAGCATTTGCAGCTTCATTTACTCCATCCCATACTTTTAGAATCTCTCCTTCTTTAGTTAATTGTACTACCTTCTTTCTCCTATATGGTCTTGGTGCTTTGTGAGCCTTACTTATATTAAGTTTGCCTAAATCTGACATAGGTTTCTTAAGACCCTTATGTGCTTTACCTATCTTAATTCTGGTTTCTGTAGTTACAATTTGACCTACACCTGCTTTTCCCCCATCAGATAGATTGTAACCATATTTACTATCCTTAGCTCTATATAAGGAAATATATTTGGACTCAATATCATTTAGAGTATCTCTAAGTATAGTCTCATCATCAGTCTCTATCTCAAATAGTATTTCATATTTAAAAGCCTCTAATCCATATTTCTTTCTGGCTCTATTTATATAGTTGCCTGCATAAGGGGCTTTTAAATTAAGCCATTTTTCTCTTCTTTTTAGTTCATTTATAGTTTGACCTATATAAACTTTATTGTTATAGATATTAGTATATTTATATATTATACCCCTCATACAAACACTCCTCAAATATTAATTTCAAAAACTCATGATTTAATAGGGGGATTAAGAAGTAAAGACTTCATTTCTCCTCCTGTACCTCTTATTTGAATATCTTTTATTTTACCAGTAGCTTCATCCTTGATTACAAGGATTTCATCATCTGTTATTTCATTAGGGTCTCCTTCAACTATTCTTGAAAGACTCCCAAGATTAAGTACTCTCTTCATATTAATTACTTTTTAGTTTTATTAATCACATCCTCATAATTTCCCTTTCTTATCTGACAAGATAGGTCTGTGCATATACTTGTCATTAAGCTCATCACCTGTTGCCTTAATTCCTTAACCTCTTTTTCAAGTTCTTCATTTCTTGATAATGCTCTATCAAGCCTGAGTTTATTATCCTCAGAAAGTCTTGTGTAGAACTCCAGAGACTCCTTCATATTATTTATCAGGTTATTGTCAACTTCACTATTATACTTCTTTCTTGCAAAGAACCATGCAGTAAATCCCGAAGTAAATGTGGTTACAATACCTATCAATGCTGTAATAAGTATTCCACTTTCAATCATAACTATTCAATTATTTGTATAAATCTTTGAGTTTTGTTCTTAACATAAGGGTTCATCTCCCTTACATTCACTTCTACTACTGTATGTTTCTTCTGGAACCACCTAAATAAGAAGAACTTCTTTGGTGGATTCACAGTCTCCCTTTTACCATTTATGAATGTATATCTCTCTAACTCTATCTCAGGTTTCAATGCTATAGTACTTGGGAATTCTAAATGAAGATTAGTTTTAAACCACTTATCTCCCACTATAGTATCAAGCCTTAACTGAGGGTCTCTAAACAGAGTGTCCTTTAGGATAATAGTGTCAGTCCTTTGTGCATGACTTACTTCATATTGAAGCTGTTGTAATCTCTTATCCTTTATTCCTAATTCCTTCTGGACCACTTTCATCTTCTTAATGATAGAATCATTGAAGTAATTAAGCTGTTCAACTGTTAGTTTTAATACTCTATTATCACCTTCAAGTCCACTCAATTGAGCATCATAGGCTTTAACATTCTCAATGGAAGTTTCATACTTAGTAGTCAATTGTTTATTCTGATATGATAGGTAAGCTATAGCCCCTACCAATATTAGAATAAGGATTATTATGTACTTCTTCATATCCTCTTCCCTTATATTATTATGCAAACATATTAAAAATAAATCACTCATACAATAGTATAAGTGATTTATTTAATTTACATTATTACATTATTATATTAGTTCAAAATACAATTTTTTTTTTTATAACCTATCCTTTATATAGAGGCAGACATTCTCTAAACTTACCTATAATAAGTGCTGCCATTAAATCACAACCTTTTTGATTTGGATGTAAAGCCACATCATATGATAGATTTTCTAATGTAACTTCATTGGCTTGAGATAAACTGAATATGTCTATTACTGGTAAAGAGAACCATGATGCACATTCTTTTAATATATCAACATATTGTGTTAGGTAAACACCCTTATGAATTTCATACCATTCATCTGGAAGATAATTATTAAACTTGCAAGCCTTTCTTGGAGTCATAATAAATATTAGAGCATCCTTATTAACTTCGTAAATTTTATCTACTATTACTCTTAGTGCTCCAGCATAAGTTGCTGACCCAGTATTATTCTTGAAATCATCTAATGTACCAACAGGATTACCATATGCAAAATCATTTATACCATAAGCTATTGTATATATATCAGCCTTTGGTAAAACTTTACTACCATCAATTAAGGCATCTGCATATTGAAGCATCTTCCATCCATTCTGTCCTTCATTATAATAGTTACTGAATTTAAATGCTTTCATTACTGCTCTTTGGTATCCATAAATATAGTTATCATTTATCCAAGTTATAGAGTCACCAAGAGTACACCAACTCATCTTTGTATCAATTTGATTCAAACCATCCTCACCACTATATGACCCCTGTGGGAATAAGCCTTCTCTGGTTCCATATATAGAAGAATCATCAAATTCCTCATCAACAATTTGGTCTCCTACACAAACCTTTATGTCATACTTACTTTGAGAATTATCAGTATTTTTTGAAAAACCGTTAAATATTAAATAGTTATATCCATAAGGAACTGTAACAGTTCTACCTACACCACTCTTACCTACAGGACAATCTTTCCATTTTAATCTAAGAGTGTTTTTTGTATATATAGTTCTATTACTGTTATCTGCTGCCAATTTCATATTATCAATATCCCTTACTGTAAATCCAACTACATTATGAGAATCTTCATATAGGTCATTAGCAGTCTTTATAGTATATTTAGCTAATGGAACCACAGGAATAGCTACAGCCTCATATACATGAGAATCTATTTTTGCTAAGAAAAGTTTTCCATCTTCTGATGCTGTTTGTACATAGTATCCATCAACAAAATTCTTCTCAGGATTATAACAATTTACCTTTCCTCTATATTCAAGATTCTTAAAGAAAGAGCCTGCACCTATAGGCATTGAGTGGAAATCCAAATGTTCATAATCAATGTATTCCTGCACTGATATAAAGTTGGCTAATCTATGGTTAAAGCAATAATATTGGCTATCTTGTTCAATGATAAACACAACATATAATTCCTCCTCACTACTTTGAGGAATTGTTAGCATATGGATATTTTCAGTCTCATGCCCTTCCAATCTTGTAAAGGAAGTTGAAACATCTTGTATAATAGCAGAATTATTAGGTATTACTTCGCCTAATTCATTAAATATTCCTTTATTTGCCAATATGAAACCTCCATTAACATTGTTTCCATTAATATCAAGACCTATAAAAGCATAAGTATTTCCGGGTTTGACTTTAGCAATTCCAGAAATCATCTTAAAACCTGCCCTTGAGAAAAACTTTCCAGAGGATATATACATATTATAACACTCAAATATACCAAGTGTGTTAACATAGGGAACTGCAGACCAATGAAAACTATTATTCCTAATTGTAGAAGTTTTTAATTCCTCTATATCTCTAATTTTAACATTAGATTTAAAGGGTTTAATCTCAGTACCTTCATATATCATTAATCTGCCTAAGATATTATTACCAACTTCACTCTGTGCAATATCAACTGTCATTATTAAGTAACCATCAGTTGATGGTGTAAATCTCCAATAGTTAGGCTCTACATAATTATCCTCATTTATTAGTACCTCAACAAAATCTTCATCTGGTGAAAATATTTTACCCTCAAGGTCTTTATTAACCAATGCTACTACTCCAAGTTTAGCAGTAGCCCACTTTGTACCATTTGAGAATAAATCTTGAAATAAGGTATAAGTAGTACCTCCTTTAACTGGTAGGGTTAATGAGCATAAGTTATTCCTATTTGTATCTTGAAATATATAAGGAGAGTAATTTAGTACTAAGAGATTTCCAAGCAATTTAGCATTTGTATGAAATACTAAATTGTCAGGGTCATTTCCTACTTCCCCAAGTAATGATGTTCTAAGTAAAGTAGTTGTTCTTTTAGTTACATCTAATAAATATGTTGATACTACTTCTTGACTTATAACTGCATTTTCACTATCTCCCAGCTCTTGTACTACACCAGCAGTAATAGAAGTAAATCTACCATTATTAACCCATCCAGTACTATCCTTGACATATAGTTGATAGATAGGATTAGTATGTTCAGTATCACTTGGGTCATAAGTAGGACCAACACCATAAATATCTCCTTGAACAGCAGTAGAAGGAAGAGCATCTACAGTAGCTACATACCCTTTAATATGCAAACTATTAGTAAATTCTCCACTTAAATCAGACCATGTAGCACCATTATCTCTACTAATCTGTATCTTACCAACATTATCAGCTTGGCTGCTACCAGTAGTTCCTGTAAATCTAAACCATGCTGCAATATAGTCTGATACATCTTGCCAAGTACTACCAAGGTCTTTTGACATTTGAATCTTATTACCAGACTTTCTAAATTTATAAGCTAACTCTTCTGAAATATTACTCCAAGATTCACCTAAGTCTGTAGATTGCTGTAACTTGTTATTACTTACTCTAAACTGAGTAAACACAGGGTTAGGTGATACATCTACATAGGTACTACCATTAGTATATGAAACTTGTAAGTGATTATTAGAACCTACCCTAAGAATAGGAGTAATACCAGCTTCTCCCTGTGCTTTAATGTTAGTAACTTCTCCATTGATTACCCAATACCCATCTGAGGATATAGATATATCACCTACAAGTGCATTACTACCATCTCTCCAGTTTGCACTATCTCCAAAGGTAGTATCATCAATAGCTTCTGCACTATACCATTCAGTAACTACTGTCTTATCATATAGTACATAAGTAACCCATAACCCTTCCCTTCTAAGGCTGGAAGGAACTTGTAGCCTTGTTTGACTTCTACTGCCATTATAAGATAAGAATAGCATATTAAACATTGCAAGTATATCTGTCAATGTTACCCCACTTTCCTTATCTAAGACTGCATCAATAAAAGTCTTAGGGAAGATGTCTTCATATCTTCCCTGTTGACTATTCTTCTTAATTAGTTGTTGTATATCTTTCATATTAGTTTATTTTTAAACTGTTGCTCCTGTAGCATCTATCCAAGCAGAGCCATTATACCATATAGGCTTCTTTAATGTAGTATCAAAATACATAATCCCTGCCCTTAGACCTGTTGTAGGTCTGTTAGTAGAAGTACTATTTATACATGCAAATCCAGATTGTGTAAAGTATGCAGATACTTTACCATTTACATATAGTATTTGGTTGTTACCATCCCAATTAAAAAAATTCTCATTAGAGCCTGCTTGCAAATAGGTCACTTTACCAGAACCATTAAGGACAGAGTAACCTGAACCTAAATAAATATTATTTCCTTTATAAGAATCTGTAATATAGGATGGAGACTGACTATGAATCATTACTGGTATATCTTTTCCTCCTCCATTATATCCAGAAATCACTATATTATCTGCACTGTCTTGGCTTGTTTGCTTGTTAAAGTTATAATACCATTCAAGTATTTGGGATTCTATCCTAAGACCTTCAAATATATTTTTTTGCCCAGAAATTACAGTAACATTCCTTTTAAGCCCTTCAAGACAACATCCTATAAACTTATTACCATTACATACTTGATTTTCAGAACTTTGTATTATAATACCATAAGTAGTCTGAGTTTCCTTCAAGCTATTGCTTATTTGAAACCTTCCTCCATGTACAATGTTCTCATTAGTATAACCAGAAGTACCATCACATTTCATTGACAAATAGATAACACAGTCCTTGAGTTTTCCTATCTCAACATTATTATAAGCACATGCCGCATTACTATTATAAAATAGTAAACCAGTACCAAAACCTTCAATATTGACATCATGTAGTAAATTATCAAACCCTACTATATGCAATCCCACCCCAGTAGTATGTAATGCAGAAGTTACAGGATAAGATATATTAAGATGGTCAATTTTTATGCTGCTATTGAGTACTACGGCAGTTATTGCAGCAGTAGCCTTAAACAAGGCAGAAGGTCTGAAATCTATCTTTGCATTACTGGGAATAGTAATAGTCTGTGCTATAGGGTAAGTATTTGTAAATACTATAGGAGTGTTTAAGTTAAAATTCAACACCTTATTAATAAGAGGGGACATATCACTTTCAGTACCTAAAAACCATTCTATTATTATAGGAGATTTGGCAGTGCCTGATAAAGTAATATTACTGAAAATTTTCCTCTCACCTGCAAGTATAACTGTATCATCGAGAATAATAGTCCCATTAACAAATGACCCTCCCTGAAAATCAAGTGTACATCCTGCTGGTATAGTAAGAGTGCCTCCTTCAAGGTCTATATCCTTGGTTATCTTATAGATAACATTAGGCTTATTAAATTTATTTTGAATAAGAGCTTTAATTTTCGGAGTTACTACATTTGATAATGCAGTTTCTCCTAAACTATCTGTAACTTGTATCTGTACTGGTTCCAAATTATCCAGAGTGATTTCTACTTTTGCTAATATATCCAACCCACTAAGTTCATATAGAGCACTCCCCTGTACTATATTTTTAGTATAAGGTAAGGTTCCTCCCCCTTCTGATTGTATTCTGGAAACTCTATCTCCAACATTTATTTTAGTATAGACTGTTGGATAATCTATTATTGTAATATAAATAGCCATAAATCTAAAAAATTAATAAGGTAAATAAAACTATCTTTCTCTAAATAATATTTACTTTGTTAAGGAGTGTCCCATCTTCATTTCTCCAAAACTCTCCATCATAAATCATAACCCCATCAATTTCTGGGTTAAATATACTATAACCTATAGAGTATATACTACTATGACCAAACAGCTTTTCAGTATAACATGTTCCTAATGTAACTCCTTCTGGAGAGGTAACTATATTAATAGCTGAGTCATAGATATATTTATTTAACCTATGTATATTGCTTAATATAAGGTTTACTATATTTCCTCCTAATCTAACATAACCAGAACTTGGTAAAGTAATATTTTTTAATCTTACATCTAATGTTTTTTGCAAAGTACTTGCATAGATATAGCTAAAATATCCCTGTTTAACTTCTGACATATCTATCCCATCTGCCCAAATTTTACCCCTATTGGCACTTACAAAGATAATATCCTTATTTACATCAGAGTATATAACTGCATTATGAATATCTATACCACAAGTATCAGGAAGTCTATCATGTATTATTTTATAAATAGCACATTCATCAGTATTTGTACTTTTTACATTATAGATACAATTGTATGTTTCAATATTTTTTCCATAATCATTATTAGACCCTACCTTAAATGCTACTGAGTATATATTTAATAAATCAAATATACAGTTATTATATATAGCAGGGCAATCATAAGGAAAATCTGGTCTGGTACCTTCTTGAGCAAGTGTTATTTTACAGTCATTAAAAATAGTATTATTATGATTAACTGATATTCTATCACTATATATGGTCTCACTTACTGTAATAGAGCATTCATTAAATACAAGATTTTCCTGTGTTACTCCACTAATACCTCTTAATATTAAGAAGGTAGGTCTATTCTTAAATGAACAATTATTAAAAGAGCTGTTAGCTAACAAATCTGCTGCTATAGTAGCATAGGTTCCTCCATTTCCTCCAATCTCTTTAAAATTATTAAATACAATGTTTTTTGAATTTGAAAATGAGGCACATACCCCTTCTATATCAGCTACTACATTTTCAATAGTTAGATTAGTAGCCTGACATAGCATCATTTCAAGGACAGACTTAGATAATGTAATAAAGCAATCTTTTATTTTTATCCCATTAGAATATATCTTGAAGGCTCTTTTCCCTCCATTTACTATAGTACAATTGGAGATTATAACATTAGTTATTCCATTATTTGGTTCTCCTCCTAAAGGACTATACATAAAAATACTGTCAGCATCCCCTATTATACTCTCCCCTAAGTCATTAATAGTAGTTAGCTCTTGAAATATAGAGTTAGTAATAGTCCCAGAGGATACTTCTATATTATCTGTAGAGGTACTACTCCACCAAAATACCCCCCTAATTACTCCATTTACATCTCCAAATACATCAGGTGTAAGAACTTTTATATCATGAATATAAAGCCCATTTATATTTATATTGGAGGTTTTTTCACTTACTCTAACCCCTATAAATGTATCTGTTTTTATTCTTAAATTTTTATATCCAGAAATTTCACAGTTGTCAATCAACACTGTTTTTGAATTTTCAGGCACATTAATAGCATAATGTTGAGTCCCATCACCATCATTAAATAAATAGTTTATTTTACAATTATGTATTATTGTATTAGTACTACAGTTAACTACTATATGAAGTTCATTTTGTATGTCTATATCTAACCCCTCAATTATGCCCCCTTTATTTAAAGTGAACAAAATTTCAGATGTACTTTTTGGTACTGTAGAGATTACTTTACTGTTGAATATAAGCTCTTTATATTCATTTATTATTATTGCTTTTTCAATAACTGAGGGTATATCAATAATAACTCTTGATACTCCAGTTATATTTAATATAGAACTTATATCTGAACCTTGAACTACAAACCAAGATGCTTTAATCTCTTGGTTTAATAGACTACCTAATATGGTACAATCTATATTTATACCTCCCTCAAGTAAAGTATTATTAAATTTCACTACACCATTACTTATACTACCACCTTCAAATAAAAGTACACATCCACTTGGGATAGTGATGGTTTGTTTATTTAAGTTATAGTCATATTGTATAATATAGATAGTATTCTCCTTAGAAATCATTGACTGTTGAAGGAGATTCATGGTAATTATATTACCAGTCATAGGGTCTTCTACATTTACAACATTCTTTCTAAGATATATTCTACCTAAACCTGAAAAGTCAGCCTCATTATAAGTTTTATCTGCAAACTTTAGAGAGGTTTGATTTGCACTGTTTACCTCAGTTATAATATCCTCACTATCTATAATAGTTAGACCCTTCATAAGGTCTAAAAGGTCAACCCAAAGGGATAGAGTATTCCATTGATTTTTTCTTAGACCCTGAAATTGGTACATTGACCATCTGCCTCTATCATCCAAGAAAGTAATTACTTGACCAACCTTTCTACTCTTGTAAGGAATTAATTCTATAGCTTGAGACAATGAGATATAACTCTCACCATACTTATCAGTAATGTTCACAAAGTCAGATACACCAAGAAGAAATAGTTGTTCAACTACATCTTTCACTGATGCCTTTACATTCTTACCATTCTGAACAAGAACTATAGTTTCATTTCCCTTGAAAGGAGTTTCAGCTCCTGCAAACTCAGTATCTTTTCTACTGTTTGCAAGGAGCCACTTTTCTATCTTTCTATAATCTTCTTGTGTAAAAAACATAGTATATTAGTTTGCATCTTCAACCATTATATCTGCCACCTTTAATGCAGACAGAATTGCATTCACCTTAGTAACTACTGTTGCTAACTCAGCTCCAGTAGCTAAATTATCCACATTAGTAGCCTTCTTTACACCGCCTATTGTACTTATAGTTGCAGCAGGAAGAGTGTAAGCTGGAGGTATAGTAGGTTTATCTGATAAGTCATTATAACTTCCACTTGTAGCTACTGTAGCAAAGTTTGGTTTATTAGTTATACCATCCCAATCTACTGAGCCTTCAATAGCTGCTTGAATGTCAGCCCAACCACTAGGCCCAAAGTACTTTAATGAGCCTTTGAATAACCACATATCATTCTTTGATGCTGGGGCAAATTCTGACTCAATTATACTATTAATTCTTTTCATATTACTTAGTATTATTTGGTTTCTTATTTATTTGTTTCTCTCTTCCAAATATAACCACCTGCTGTCTTTTGCCTACCATTACAGCAAGCAGTTATATGTGTTACTTTTATATTCAATTCTCTTTCTACGTCTGAAATACAATCCCAATATCTTACAAAGATATCTTCTTTAGTATATTGCTTAACCATTTTACTGGCAGGATGGTTTTTCCCAAACTTCCCAAAAGTAGGATTAGTTTCATGTCTACCAAACATTGGGTTATTTATTCCTGAAAGAATACCTTTTCTACTTTCAGACATCTTTCTTTTAGATTCAGTAGAATGATGCCATCCAGTATGAGTATGCCCAGCTCCTAAAGCTCCATCACCTCCATCAGTTATGTTATAAGATAAGTTATGTATTTTATACCATCTAATTAAGTACCTTTCAGTATATTTAGCTTCTAGTTCTGATACATTATCTAGTATTATTGTATGAGTAAAGTTGTCCCAACCATATTTAATAATAGCTCTCTTAAATAATATCTGTTCATCAGTTCTTGTATATCCTTTACCATTATTCCACCTATATTTAGGTTTTAATTTAGTAATACCTACATATACTTTTCCTGATGGAGAAGTATGTTTATATACACAATAATTATTCATTTGATTTCTTTCTAGATTGCCTCAAACTAATTTTATCCTTTAGCTGATTATCCTCTCTATGCTTTTGCTTTTCAAAAGCAAGTTTAGCTTTATCTAAAGCTAGTTTAGCATCAAACTCTTCCATCTTTTGCAATAAATTAGCTTTAGCTTCTGGACTATAATCATTAATCATAATTCCATCTTCTTCATCTGGTCCTCCTTCTGATTGTATCTGAGCTACTATTATCTTAGTCTGATTATCTCTTATATTAGCTTCTTCCTTCTGGAGAAGTTCTGCCTCTTTCTGTTGTTGCTGCATAGCAGCTATTTGCTGTTGAGCTTCAAGTTGTTCCTTCTGAGCCTGTGCTTGTCTTTCTCTAATCTGCTTTTCATCTTTCTCAATCAGTCTTTGCTTTTCAGCTAAACTTGAAGATGTATAGAGCTTGGTGATAGTAGAGAATGATAAAGTTTGAGTCTGTAATGCAGCCTGAGCCAAAGTATCTAACTTCTGTTGAAGCTCTTGAGTTCCATTACTATTATCTACAACCAAACCATAGTCAGCCTCAGCAAATTCATCACCATCAATCTCCATTACTCTTGTAGATGTATCTGATAATATATACTGGAACTTCTTGTTTCTTCCCTTTAAGGCTACCTTTGCAGTCTCTAAGAAGCACTCTAAAGCCCTCTTCTTCACATCATCATGAATAGTAAATAACCACTCAGTAATATGACTTGATTGAAGAGTAGCCCTCTCAACTCCACCTACAGTTTCTCTTTGGGATATTTGACCTTCTCTTTGCTTAGATATACCTGCAACATCAGCCATTTCCATCTTAATAAACTCAAGAAGGTTAATCTGTTGCTGAATATAGTTACCTATATTAGTCTCAATCATTCCCTTTCCAGCATTATTAAGAGCACCTGCCAACTTACCTGTAGAGGCTCCTATAGTACCTTCCTTGAAACTATCTATAACTGCAATATGGTTTACCCTTGCATAGTACATCCACTTACCAACATCCCATCCTTTAGGAACTTTAGATAAGTCAAGCTCTAAGATAGAACCCCAGTTTGAAGCAATAGCTTTATTTAGTCTATCATGGATAGCATCATATAAATAGTTATATGGCTTCATCATATCTACTAAACTGAAAGGTCTGCTGTCATTCAGATTATAGATTGAACCTACAATACCAAAGTGACATCTTGAAGGATTATTTAACCTGTTATATTGAATCAATCTTGGTCTCATATTGACAAATATTTCATTGCCAATCATAGTTCCTTCCCATGCTTCATTAACCCAGAATGACTGTGACTCTTCTCCTGCTTCCTTATCTACTACATAATTCTCAGGATAGAAGTTCCATTCTTCCTCACCAGTTTCAGGGTCATAAGATTTGACCTTAAGTATCTTCCTCTTTGATTTCCAGTATAATCTAAGTACTCTAAGATTACCTGCCAAGTCATAAGGAAGTAGTGAATTTGCTATACCCTCTGTAAATAGATTAGCTGGGTCAAAGAAATAGGTCCCATCTCTGACAGTTATTTCATCACCAATCATATTTTGATTGACAAATCCATATCTCTCATCAATATTATCCATCTGGTCAACAGCTCCCTGACCTATATAATCAGGCATAGTTTCAATATACTTTATATCCTTTGGAGATAATACATCATAATATGTATCTATTACTCTACCCGGAGACCAATAATCCTCAAGGATTATCATATCAGCATCTTCCACCTTATTACTGTACCCAGACTTGAATATCCTAATCTTTAATGGGTTCACTCTCTCAATGACTGGCTCTCCACCTACAATATCACATTGATAAATTTCCTCACCACATGTCATTGCATCCATGAAACCATTATTGAATATGAGAGGAATGTCATATTCCTTGATATAATGGTTAAGCAATTCATTTGCTCTCACCTCTCTTATATCCTGCCATTCATAGGTATAATAGTCATTCAGTTTCTCAAGTTTGATATTATATTCATCCTCAGATATTGAGGTGTCAGTTATCATTTCTTGAAGCCTTTGTAATAGCTCATTCTTCTTATTATCCTCTATTTCTGAGATAGCATTTGGATTGGTTACTACAACCTTAAAGTCAAATACTCTCTTACTTTCCTCACCCCTTAGAACGTTTAATTTACTGTTCATTATTGGATAGTGGGCAATTCTATCTGGTATATAAGCAGCTTTAATCCCATCAGGGTTTAATATTAACTCCATATCACTCATATGGAGTCTTCCATTTAATAAATCATAATTTATTTTTTTATGAATAACAGATTTTCTCACAAGGCTGTAATTAAAAAAGGTTTTCTGTGAAGCCCAAGTAACACACCTCTTTCTCCATTCCTTTGTTTTTTTGCTAAAAGGCAACATTTGCCTTGGGAAATTTAAATCATCCATTATTCCCCCCTTTCTTTATATCTCCATTTGTAGCCATAAGCTGTCTTTCTTTTATTATTACAGCAGCAGCTAACATGGTGCCCTTTTGCATTTAAAAATGTTTCTGCTTCTGTAGTTGAATTAAATTCTTTAAGTATCTCATTTGTATTTTTATCTATCATCAACACAGGTTTAGATAAACTTATTCTTATCTTTTCTATTATATCCTGAGATGGGGTTTTACCATAATTTGGATGAGAAGTTCCTGATTTAAATCCATGCTTTAATAACTCTTTTAATCTCTTCTCCCTTTGAGTTTTCCAAAGGTTTATAGCTATTTCTCTTTGTTGTTTTATCCTTTCAGGAGAATGTTTCTTTCCATACTGAGAAGCTAAAGGACCTTTATACTTTCTCAATTTCTCTTTGATTTCATCAGACATTGCTTCTGAGCCTTCTCCCCCATTAGCTATATTATAGCATATCCCTCTCTTTTTATATCTACTAATTAGTAGTTGTTCCTCTCTACAAGCTAACTCTTTACTAATATTTCTAAATAGGATTATATGTTCAAAGTTACTCCAGCCATATTTATTTATAGCTGATTGAAAGTGTAGATTGCCATAGTAACCATAACTCCACCTTTTCTCAGGATTAGTATAGTGGGTTATACCCACATATACCTTTCCATTTATTTTATTCTTATGAATATATACTATATACTTTCTTTCTTCCATGCTGCAAAAGTAAGTAAAAAAGTCCATTTAGTCAAGCACATAAGTGATTTGTTTATCCAATTGCATCTTCTGTACTAAATTTACTGGGTTTCTGGAAAGGGGCTTGTACTACCCTGTAATTCTCAGTAAAGAACTTATCATTCCCTAAATAATCCTTTGGTACTTCTTCTGAGTCTCTTGAAGGGTTTCCTTGATATAGGACCATCTTCTCCTCTCTATATAACATAACCATACCTAATGCCCTAATTCTATCCACATTTATCTCTGGGTTAAATGCAATCAACTCTTCAATTAATGCTCTGTTTCTTAAGAAGTTAAGGTTATAGACAGTTACTTCTACATCCTCTCCATCAACATTCTGTATAACAGTGACAGGCTTCATCAACCAGTCTCTTATAAGATTATTAGCATAAGCATTGATAGCTGCTGAGGCATTTACACCCTTAGCATTAGAACCAAATGAACTGTACTTAATTAATTGTTTATCTCTTAAGAACTCTGGAGTATCAGCCAGTAAGTGAGTACAATTCATCTTACTAAAGTAAGCAAATATACCCTTCTTATTTGATTCATACAGACATTTTGCATTATAGAACAAACACAGTAATCTTACTATCTCAAAGTTATCATCTGCAAATGATTGCCTACCAGTGTACTCAGCTACAATCTTATCAGTCCATAAGTCAAGAACAAAGGTAGAAGAGAGAGAGGAAGATTCAGCTTGGTCATTATCTACAGGGTCATGACCAATAATATATCTTGTGTGAGGAACCTTTCCACTTCTATCTTTCTCTGGCATTTCAAAGATTTCCACAGCACCCGGAGTATCATTCTCTACACCAAACTTTCTGATAGGTACATCACTGGTTGGGGTAAATTCTACTCCATTACTATTCTGCACCAACTTACCTACATACACATCATCATAAGCATGTATATCTTGGTCTAATTGACTTAATCTTTCTGTAAGAGCAGTAATAGGGAAGTATGCTGCCTTAACCTTAATAATAGCTTCTGCTGGTGTAATAGGGTCCTCAGCAATTACTCTTAATACTGATTTAGGGTCAGCACTATATTTAGCCTTATATCTTGCAATAAGAATCTCAATTAAAGCCTTAACCACATCTGATACACCATCCTTATTATAACATCCTGCCCTGTTAACATATGAGGGAAAGAAGAAACCAAACTTAGGTTTACCTTGCTTAGGTCTGTCAAATACATTATCTATAGACAATATATTATAACCATCTGGATTATAAAGCAAAGTCTTAGCTGAACTAAAGTCAGACTCACTCTCAGCAGCAGTACCTACAAGGTACATAGTAGCAAAGGTATAGTCACCATCCTCTACAGACTTTCTGGTAATATCATAAAGGGAAAGCAATCCTTTGAAAGAACCCATTTCCTCAAATAGAATCCAACCTCTCTTACCTCTCAACTTCTCACTATCATCCTTTGCAGATACAGCAAGTACTTGATTCAGAGAACCTTTCTCTACACCATATTCATCCTTATAACCCATTTGCCAAGACATCTCATTAGGAGAGTTCTTTAACATAAGATGTGGGAAAGGAGTGTTAGCAAAGCTAAAGTTAATTGAAGGCTTGAACTTAGATAGAGTACCATCCTTATCATCTTTCAGATATTCCTTCTGATAAGCTGTAAGTACTGTAATAACCCTTCTATTTGATTCCTCACTCTCTCCAAGTATAAGATTATGGCTCATAATTGCTGCTAAGCTATAAGACTTAGCACAACCTCTCTTTGCTAATTCAATAGCATGTTTACCCCCCTCTCTTGCTTGCCATAGATAATGGAATCTCCAGTATATACCCTCAAAGAAGAAAGGAAAAGCCTCAGTTCTGATAGCCTTCTTTCTTCCCTCTATCAGCTTATTAACCATCATAGGACAATAGTTCATAAACCAATAGTTAAAGCCTGTAACCCATTCTCCATCTGATTCTCTTACATAACCTTCATAGCATCTTCTCTTTTCTTCATCCCAGTGTCTTCTGAACTCAGAGTTAGGATTACTATTAGGTTTTAAGAATGTATAGCACCCATACTTCAAGAAATGTAGGGCTGGTTGCCTAAAATAATCAGCATCCTCAATAATGTGTGGATTAGTAATATCTACTATAATCCTGCCCTTTTCATCTCTTGGTAAGTCTCTTGCATAAGGTCTGTTAGGAGATATAAGTCTCTTGACAAATTCTACTGTAGTAAGAGTCTCAAGTAACTGTTCCTGAACCTCCTGAGGAAGGGTATTCATTAGTTCCTCAGTAAGTTCAGTCTGGTATTTATTCATTGGTATCATTGCATAACTCCTTAAAGTTTTGTGTATTAATATACTCCAGAAGAGATTTAGTAATAGAAGTGGTTAGGAGGGATAAGACTTTAGTCTCTTCTGCATCAGTAACAACTCTATTAGAGTACTGAGCACCAAATGCAGGTATCTTTTCACTCTTACTTACAAACCATACTTGCATTCTATAAGTCTTCTGTGACTTAACTACAGGATTAGTATCTACTATTTTATGTAATACAAAGTATCCCTTTCTTCTATTAGGAAAGTCTTCATAATATACATTAAGTCCTTCTACTATATCATTTATTTCCATAACTATAAGTCCTCATATATTGCTTTTTCCTGTGCTCCTCTTACCTTATCATTCTGTGATAGTTCCTTAGCAATAGCTCTTTCAGCTTCATCTAAGTCCTTAACCATTGATGGTATAAGTTTAATAATAGCACCTAATTCCTTAGTCTCTTTTATATCAAGTTCAGTTAAGTCCATATTCCTTAACTTCATTCTATACTTATCTACAAGCATCCTTGTATCATCCAGTAACAGCTCAGAAGTGGTCTTAAAACTTGCATATAGTGCTTGAGCTTCTTTCACAGTAGTATCAGGTTCCCAGTTATCCTTCATACCTTCACCCTGCTTAATAGCTTCTTTTCTCTCCTGCTCATCTATTATGTACTTGTAATCACTTCTGGAGTCCTCCATAAAGTAACAATATCCAAGCTCTGTAATAGCTCTCTCCTTTGAGAGAGATTTATCTCTATTCCATATCTGCCTGAATGCCTTTAAAGCATAGGCTTCATCAGATATAACCAGATTATAACCATCTCTTTTGAATAATCTCATACTGCTTAAAACTAAAAAAGCCTCAAGCCTACTTAGGCTCAAGGCTTATATTTATACTATAAGTTGTGGTCCTGTAACAATAGTAGGATTTTCTTCAAACTCCTCAATTTCTGCTACAAATTTTACATCTCCATCTTGAATCATCATGTGCTCAACTCCATCAATCTCCATGATGTCAAATCTATATCCTACTACAGGATTATCTTTAATAACACCATCTTGCAATGAGCCGGGTTTATGTTGCATTACTGCATATCTTTTTGGATTGATGTAAACTATATCTCCTACTTCAATACCTCTTACCATTGGTCCAACAGCTACCACTGTCTGATACTCTTTCACTGAACCAGCTCTGGTACTATCTATAATACCACCAGTAGTCTTTAGGTCAGTAGGGTATTTATTTAAAGTGACTACCATGTTATTAAACATGGGTTTAACTTTCTTGATTGTTGTAATCATCTCTTAACTTTCTTATATGTTCAAATCTTTTTTTAACTCCTATCATCCTATCATAAGTACAACTAAGTTTACCTATTGATGGGATATTGAAATTGGTTCTCAACTTATCAAACTCCTCTTTGCTTAGGTCTTCCTTTAGAGGCAAGGCTTTGATGTTATTCCTAATAAAAGTCCAATAGGACTCATAGGCTTCCTTCACCACTTGTGGTGGTAATCCAAGTTCTATGGATACCTGTTTTATTGCTTCTGAGTATATCATGAGAAATCAAATAACAACATCATCTTGAATGAACCATTCTCTTCATCTACTGATGGAATGTATCTTGGGTTTATCTTCCCATCAATGATGACCTTATTCTTTCTTAACTTACCCATGATGACCTGAAAGTGAGGAAGAGATATATCACACTCTTCCCTTACTTTCTTTTTAGTATCTTCACTCATAGTAACCTTATCAAGTATCTCATTATCTTTAATGACCTTGCTGAGTTCATATCTTTGCTTCACAAATGAAGTAATGACATCCATTTCTCTCTCAGTCAAGTTATGAAAAGGTTGTAAGAATTCAAACCAATATCTAAAGAACTTACCATCTACCTTGCAAGGAATCCTAACTATTGAATCCACTTGCTTAGCCATAGCTTATTCTCCTTCCTTTACTTCTTCCTCAGGTTCCTGTTCAGGTTGAGTCATTAGTACTTCAAATTCTGCACCACACTTATTCTTGAACTCTTCTGAGATATAAGATGTAGTAGAGGTAATTACTGTCCATAGCCACTTCAATCTTTCATAGAAGTTACCAAGATTAGCTTCTTGTAAAGCCTGACTTAACTTCTGATTCTGCATATATAACTGTCTGCTTTGCTCAGACAACTGATGTGCAGTATTTTCCAGTTCTTCATAACTTAGCTTTCTCACTTCTGGAGTATCTTTGCCACCCTTTACAACTTTCATTTTATTCTTCTCTTCCATCTTTATTTTTCTGTTAGATAATTTCCACCATACTTTTGTCCATACATTTTCTCCCATTCATGTATGTGTGCCTCACCAGTCTCAGTTCCACCACATTTGTCACAGTAATCTATGCCATCTGAGTTTCTTATTGCTAATGATAGACAATGTTTACAATATACAACTGGTATATTATTATATTCTTCCTTGGGAGTTTCAAGCTCAACTGGCTTGACTTCTGTACTTAAGTTCTCCATAAATCTTCTCTTTAGTAATCTGTAACTCCCTACCACAGGTCCTCTTTCTATTATTGAAAGGTCTCTTTGGGACTTCCTCTCCCCAAGATACTACATGACCCCTTCTGATAGCTCTCCTAATACTCTTGTATTTACCAACAGCACTATAAATAGCAAGATGTAACATCATCTTAGGTTCATTGTACTGAGGTTCTTTTGTCTTCTTCTCTTCCATAATGCCAGCTATTTTTACTTATAAAATACCAAGTAAATCTGTTCTCCTAAAAAAAACATGTTTACTATATCTTCTCTTTTAATTTCAAGCTCTTGAGCTTGCTTGATTACTTCTCTAACTGTAGAGCCTATAATACAAGTGATTAATGTCTTCTCCTTTTCCATATTATTCACTTTAACTTAGTTGCGAAGGGAAGACTCGAACTTCCAACACAGTATTACTGCTTCTTGTGGTTATGAGCCACACATGTTGCCATTACACTACCTCGCGATTTATTGTGCAGATATAGAGACTCGAACTCTACCCTTCTGATTGGAAGTCAGACATGCTCATACCATTAACACCACACCTGCATTGTTTCTTTTTTAAAGTGCTGTATGATAGGATATACCTATCAAGAGCACTATAGAGGGAATGCCCAGAATTGAACTGAGAAATCTGCTTTACAAGAGCAGTGTTTTACCATTAAACTACAAACCCATTATGGTAGCTCAAGAGGGGGTCGAACCCTCACTTTTACAGGGCTTAAACCTGTTGTGTCTACCAAGTTGCACCACTGAGCCATCATTCAGTCAGCATGAACCTAAATACATACTGATTAATCTTTAGTATGAATGTCTCTGTCTCAGATTTAATACCAGCACATATAGTTGTTTCTGGTATTCCATCATAAAACTCTTTGGTCTTATCCTGTACATACTTCATAAATTCCTTTGTTGAAGTAGCATTGAAAGGAGTGCCATGAACTGTATTAAAGTCAAAAGAAACTCCAGTAATACCCATAGCTGATTCAGCTACCAAGTCTTGAAAATCACCTACTTCTTCAAGGAAATCATCCAAGTATAGATGTGCTCCTCTTTTATCTCTGTTTGGAAGTTTGAGAGAAGCCCAATGCACATTCTTAGTCTGAGTTTTAATACCCTCAAGAACATTCACATATTCATGGAAGAATCTGAATAAACCAGCATCCTTATCTTCTTCCATTACTGTTTCTTCTCTTTGAAAACCCTCCAATAGATTGTCTCCAAATGTATCTATCATATTGTTTTAATTTGATGTTACAAAGATATGTATTATAATTTATATATGCAAGCAAATCTGCATATTTTTTTTTGTACCCTCAGTAGGAGTCGAACCTACAGCCTTCTGAGCCTAAATCAGACGTGTCTTAACCATTTCACCATGAGGGCATTAAACTGTGGAAACTAATGGAGTTGAACCATTATCTAAGGATTTTCAGTCCCCCGCATAGACCACCTTTGCTAAGTTTCCATTAATAATGTGGGCACAGAGAGACTCGAACTCCCCTACTCCAAAGTCCATTACATCAATTTGATAAAGGAGGGCAGATTTACAGTCTGCTGATGTTATGTACCCATTATATTTGTTCCCCCATGAGGAATTGAACCTCACCTCATAGATTAAAAGTCTATTGCCTACACCTGTCTGCTATAGGGGAATATGTACCTCCACTAAGAATCGAACTTAGAATCTTCTCCTTAAGAGGGAGCAGCTTTAACCATTCAGCTATAGAGGCATTTAATTGTACTGAGGGTAGGATTTGAACCCACTATCTTATGGATATAAGCCATCTGCATTTACCACTTGTGCTACCTCAGCATTATAAGTTAAAAGGGTGTGGCAGGGACTCGAACCCTATCTCTTCATTCACAGTGAAGCACTTTTACCAGATAAGCTATCCACACAGTTCTGATAATAGGACTTGAACCTATAACTACTGCCTTATGAGAGCAGCCTTCTACCTATTGAAGTATATCAGAATATTAAGTTGGTACACACAGAATTGAACTGTGATTGCATCCTTATCAGAGATGTTTCCTAACCTTTAGAAGATGTACCAATTTAAGCATATCCTAATAGAATCGAACTACTACCTATGGTTTTGGAGACCATCATTCTACCATTAAACTAAGGATACATTATGCGGGAAGTATAAGACTCGAACTTATAACCTCGTGGTTAACAGCCACCTGCTCTGACCAATTAAAGCTATACCCTCATTATGTTGCTCCTATAGGATTTGAACCTATGACCTTTGGTATGTAACACCACTATTCTTGACCACTGAACTAAGGAGCAATGTAGGGCACTTAAGGTGTGCCCAAAACCTGTAAAAAAAAAACAAACATTATGAAAACATGAAACAAGTGGATACATGTGGGACTTGAACCCCAACTTCACAGTGCAAATGTGATGTGTTAGCCAATTACACTACATGACCCATTTGTAGAGTAGAGAAGACTCGAACTTCCAATTTCTGCATCCCAAATGCAGGGGGTTAACCAATTACCCAACTACTCTATATTGCGGAGGATATAGGATTTGAACCTATACATCCTTTAAGACTACTAACAGTTTAGCAAACTGCTCCCTTACCATTAGGGTTAATCCTCCATTACTTAGGAACACTCTCAATCACTATCTTAGGTGATTTCTGAGCTAATTGCCAAGCTCTTATAAAGTCTTCCAAATCCATACCAGTAGGTAACTTACTTAAGTCTATATCTGGCATAAGTTGCTCTCTCTTAAGGTATAAACTACAATGACAAATGTCTTTCTCTCTATAATCAGAGCAAGGACATTTCTTATCTTCACCTGTATTATGACAAGGACATTCCCCATCATTCATTTCACATCTCTTCAAGATAGCATTCACTACCTTATCATTGGGATTTAACACCCATCCTTCTTTTCTTAATATTTGTATCATAATGCGGAGAAATGAGGTCCCGACCCCCAGCCAAATAAATGACCACTTTGTTTTCAAGACAAGTCCCAGTCCCACTGAGTTATCTCTCCATTTGCCTACTCAACTCTTTGAGATAGGGCTTTGACTACCTATTGCAGTGTATGAGGGAATTGAACCCTAATCTCTGGATTGACAGTCCAGCACATTAACCACTATGCTACATACACTATATCATACAATGGACAGTAGAGTTTACTTATTTAAGTAATAGTTAAATCTGTTGGATAACTAAGACTCCATTGTAATGTAATGGGTAGGGGATTTGAACCCCTAATGACTGCCTTGAAAGGGCAGTGACTTAACCAATTTGTCCAACCCACCATTTTGACTATCCTATCTTCACAGACCAAATAGTCCAATCTTTAAAAATCATGAAACAAAAAAAAAATCTACCTTCAAAAGTACCCCCTGATAGAATCGAACTATCATTCTAAGTTTAGAAGACTCATGTACTATCCATTGTACTAAGAGGGCATAATAGTTGTTCCAGCAGGAATTGAACCTACATTACTTGAGCCAAAATCAGGTGTAATAACCATTATACTATGGAACAATGTTCTTATCTTCTAATCATGATGCAAAGATAAGTCAAATATTTGAGATATGCAAATTTTTCACTAATTATTTTCAAGATAATATGAAAATACTCCAGAAGTGAATTAAGATAATAAGGTGGAAGAGGGTAATCAATAAAGAATTACCCAACTTTCTCAGCCAATTTATCAGCCCACTTCTCTGTATAGAAGCTATAATAATCAGGCTTATAACCCAATTTCCTTACAATCATACAATATAGATTATGTAAGATAGAAGGAATAGCTATCACTGGAATATATAACCATCCTAATAACTGAGACTGATATGAGTGACCTAATCCATGTTTCAAAGACTCCTCAGTAGAATTAGGAAGTGCAAATATATAATCCCCTAAAGAGAAGTTTGAGAGAATGTACTCAGTTATAATTAAGTTCTTTCCATTGTACTTTCCACCATAGTGACACAAGTATCCTAAGCACCATAGATAAGAAATGCTATATAATTCTGTGGAAATTGCCACAACCAAAGTAAGAGGTTACTTAACCATTTCATACCTTATATCTCTTTACATTCAACACCTTTGAACTGACTCCCTGTGCATAATACCTATTATCATTATGATTCATAGATACACATACAGCACCATCACATTCAACTATATTTATAGTCTCATTCTTAACCTTCTTAACTGTCTTCATATTGTTTCATTTTAAATTGGACATAGTTATCCCTCCCTCCTATTTTATTCTTAACTAACTAAAGTAAATAAGGAGTAAAACTTTAGTTTCATATAATAAGAGACCCTACAGACATTTCTCACTGCATTAGACTGGATTAACCAGATTCTTACCCCTATAGACCAGCAGATACACCCGTTTATATATTATTAGTTTTCACTCTGTGTTATCTCAAGGGTTCATTACCTGTGCCCTGCTAATGGTATCCTTTACTTTCCCATGTTGGCTGAACCAATGTATCTACTAATAGGCAGTTTCATTATTATGGTGCAAATATACAAAAAATAAATGACATATCCAAATCTGGGACTATTATTTATGAAAGTTTAACTATTGACTATATAATATGCTGTTCTTTTAAGGCTTTTAAACATCTTGCAGTCCATTCTACTAATGGTTCATCATTATCACAACTCATATATTGTCCAGTTTGGAATATAGAATGTACTATTTCATGTAGGACAGTAAGTTCAATTTCATCCTTTGAAAGTTTACTACCATCAGGCTTCTTTGTGCTAATGGTTATTACCCTTGAAGGACTCTCTGTTTCTCCAAATAACCACTTATCATTTTCACCAACTACTTCATCTACAAACTGTATTCTCCAAGTACTCCCAAATAAATTATAACTCTTCTCTTTCATACTTTTAATTTTTGGTCAAAGATAAGTATATAGTAGATACTATCCAAATAATTTAATTTTTTTTTTAATTTTTTTTTTTGATTCATAGTCATGAGCAGTATATACACCAACCCCACCTCCCCCATCACTTAGCCAGTGGGGTTCTACCCCCTATGGTCAAACAAATTATTCATTAACAATTTAACATTAAGTATTATGGACAATCAGTTAAAATTCCGTGAGACATTGACAGTTGAACAGTTTAAAGCAGCTCAACATGTAGACAAGATTCAAGTGAAACAGAATCCTAAGACCAACAAGCTGTTCTTCACATTTGGTGCAAAGACAGGAGCAGTTGCAGTGAAGGGTATTCCTGCACATCCAATGGTATCAAATGTTGAAGCACCTGATGGTAGCTCATTCTGGCTTCTGCATGAAGAAGGCACAGGTGGTGCACCAGTGTTGGCAACATTCTAATGAAGGAGGGCATTTGCCCTCTTTCTTCTCTATTCTTCTGAGCATTAATAGTATCTTTTAAGCATTAATAGTATGTCTGATTGATACATCTTCCCATCTATTATCATATATCTCTTCTGGAGTATTAATAGTAGTTGAGGGGATTTAATGCTCAGATGTAGTAAGTTGTAGGCTTTAAGTAGTCAATCTTATTGTATTAGAGCTTGTATTAGAGTGCATGAAGAATAGTGTCTCAAATGTCCTTTCTTTACTCTTTCTTTCTATGTTTATTGATAGTGTGAAAGTGTGGAAGAGTGAGTGTTGTTCTATAACATTCTTCCCACATTATGCCACATTCAAAGACATATCAAAAAGAAAAAGAGGAGTAATAGAATAACTGGATTTACTGGTTACATTGTTAGACTAAACAGTGCTTTTAGTTTAATTGGACCACAAAAAGGCATATAATAAGCACACAGTAAGCATACCAATGGGCTAATTTAGGCAATCAAATGTGAACAATAGTAGCATTTGACAGGACACATGCCATTAAAATGTGTTAAGAAATAACTAATATATAATAGAATAGATGATAAGGATAAGATATTTGATGGGTATTATATTGTAAGTGTTGACCACTTAAGGGACCAAACAAACATCCACCTGAAAGATGAAATAATATGTAGAGAATGGCAACCTGTAAATCCTATATAAGATAAGAGTCAGTAGTGTTAAGACTTAGACATAATTATCAACAAGAGGTAATTCAGCAATCCAGAGAGACTCATATCTATTAACCGAGTAAAGGAAAAGTAATAAGACAGTTCTGCCTATTTAAAGAAGAGTACATAGGTTGATATAATAACATCAAGAATCAAAGGTACATTAGCTCAGTGGTTAGAGCATCACATAATGATTTTAAAGGTAGTTATTGTGAAGGTCACTGGTTCAAATCCAGTATGTGCTTCAATTATTAACAGATTAACTTATAAACACATGGCTAAGAAATTTAAAAGAGAGAACTGTGACTCTACATTGAGAGCTACAGTTACAGACCAATTGGGTAGAACAGTTTCACTGTTTGGGACACATGCTTTTGAATGGTCAATAGTAATTGCATCAGACAATAGCATCACAATGCAGACCTTTAAAAAAGGTGATATTGCAAGAAAAGAGTTCAATAAATATAAAAGAAAAAGATAATGGAGGACATGATAAATACTGAGAATGTAGTAACTGTAATAATGGTCATTGCATTCTTTGCATGGTTATTCATGAAAGACCAGAAAGGAGCAGGAGAATGAAGACATTCAAACTAATTATCAAGGGTGTGTTACTATATGTAACCACTCTTGTCACCTTATTATATATGATGGGTATTGATAGTATTTATGACAATGGATATTTCTTTCATGGTCTTATACTTGTATTAATACTTATTGGAGTGTGTTATAAAACTATTAACAAAGAGGAGCTTGAGATACTTACATTAAGTAGGTATTTCAATCACCTTGATGATAAATTCAATTAAATTATAATCAAATGGTACGAACAATTTATGTAGTTTTTACAAACAAGAAGTTGAGTAATTCAGAGCTTCGAGGTATGAAACAATATATGTTTCTGTGTCCTTATGACATAATTCAAGCTGGTGACATTATTGATGATAACAGATATTCTACTTCTATGCAAGTAGTAAGTTGGAATAGATGTACAGCTCAGGTACAGAATGGCATCACTCTCAAGACTATTGAACCTTCAAGGTTAAATGGTTTAAAAGTTGTATGTACACTACCCTTGAATGGAAGTGATTTTGACATTGATAAACAAAGAAATAACATGGAAGCAAGAAATATCTCAGTAACTCTTGAACAAGCAAGAGAATGGTACAACAGTGGTAACACAACTCTCCGTACATTAGCATTGAATGCCTATGCAGAGAGTGAATTGGTTGGATATGACTATATGAAGTCATGTGTAAACAAGGACACAGTTAGTCTGACTATACCTCATGGTGATGGTGGTAAAGTACTGACCAATGGCAAACTGGCTATCATAGCTAAGTATCTCAATGGTTCATGGGAGATGGGTGCAGGGAAGACTGGTTATTTTATTGGTAAATCATCTATGGGTGGTTCAGCAGTAATTGCTCAGGTTGACCTCACACATGGTATTGCAATTTATGAACACAAGACTGTACAATATGCAGGTATTGTGTACTTCAAGAATGCTGAGGATGCCAAGAAAGCAGCCAAAATGCTTGGTGCTGATATAAGATACTTGTTTTAGGTATGTGTTTTAATTATAAGGTTAATTAAAGAGTAGCTCATGTTGTGAAACACAGCTACTCAACTGCCCTCATAGTTCAGTGGATAGAATAGAAGTTTCCTAAACTTTAGACAGAAGTTCGAGTCTTCTTGGGGGTACAAAGGGTAGATAATATAAGTAAGAATACTGTTGTTTGAGATAACAACCTTGCCTAATAGTGGCATGAACTTATATGAATCTTTTAGGGATTATTCGGACTATTGATAATCTCACCTATCTTATTAACAAGGGGCATAATTTGGCTTTGATTGCTAATTATTTGGTAAGAGAACATGCAGAGACAGTTGGAGAGACAACAAAACAATTAACTGACAACACTTATAGAGTTGCTGCCTAAATAGGCTGAGCAGCACTTGCTTGGAAACAGAAAGGTGCAAAACAAGATTTCTTGCATAGATTAATGCAAGTGGTGGATTGTGTTGATTTCTGGTCAACCCCAGTGGATAACCAACCACATATCAAATAGGTAAGCATGTGAAATTCTTTTATTAAAGATTGGTGAGACTTGGGTTCGAGTCCCAAATGCTCCACAATAAACATTTTAAAACAATTTTTATGGCAGAATCAGTTAAGAATGACAAAGGGTTCAAGGTAATCAAGTTGTCAACAGAAGAAGCAGGTAAACTGGGTTGGGGAATTGATTATTCAGGTGAGTGTGTATGCACAGACTGTGATGAATTAATCTCTGGAGACATCTATTATGTTGTAGTATTGAATGATACTATGTGTAAGGAATGTTATGAAAAATGGTATGAGAAAGCAGTAAACTATGCTGAGGACAGAGAATATGAGGAAAGAGTTTTTAATAGAATTTCCAAACTACTGGGTCTATAATATATTTAAATTATAAATACTTGACTTGAATGAAAACAACATTTGATTATGGCAATGATTATTTGCCTGAGATTTGGTATTAAACAATAAAAGAATGTTAAAGGTGGAAATATATTTGCATATATGAAACCTTTGACATATCTTTGCAGAGTGAGAAATAAACAAGATTAAATTTTAGTGATATGTGTTCTAAATTAAATCCAAACATTAAGCCAACTTCAAAGTTGGATACAGAAAGACTGGCTGGAGGTTCAGGTGCATTGGCAGCTAAACAGAGTAATGTAGCACTATTGAGAAGAGCTGTATTAGCTAATCTTCTTTGGGAAGATGTTGCATATATGGATGGTCTCAAAGTGGCAGAAGAAATCAAGAGGTTAATACCTTTATGTCCTGCCATTGATGTGTATAATATTGCTCTTGAAGCAAGATTAATGCAGAAGCTGAGACATACACCACTGTTTATAGCAGTGGAAATGTGCAAATATTCTGAGCATAGAATGTTTGTGGCTGACTTATTGCCTAAGATTATTACAAGGGCTGATATGCTGACAGATTTCTTGGCATTATATTGGAAGGATGGTAAAAAGCCTATCTGTAACCAAGCTAAGAAAGGGTTAAGGGCTGCCTTTCATAATTTCAATGAATATAAGTTGGCTAAATATGACAGGAATGCAGCCATTAAGCTGAGAGATGTTATGTTCTTATGCAGACCTAAGCCAAACAATGATTATGAAACCAAGTTATTCAAGAAAGTAGCTGACAGAACTCTTACACCACCTGAAACATGGGAAGTATTATTGTCTGCTGGTGAAGATAGGAAAGAGACTTGGACTAAATTAATCTTTGAGAATAAGATTGGTGGTCTGGCTATGTTGAGAAACATAAATAACATGAAGAAAGCAGATGTTGATAGAAGGGTTATTGTTGAGGGATTGACAAAACTTAAATCATCAATGTTATTGCCTCTTGACTTCTTGAAAGCTGAAAGAATGAACCCTGAGTTCAGTAGGGATATTGAAGATGCTATGTTGGAATCATATAAGAATCTACCTAAACTTCCAGGTAAAACCCTGTTTATAGTAGACGTAAGTGGTTCTATGGGTAGTCTCACTTCTGGTCAATCACAGTTCAATAGAATGGACCAAGCATGTGCAATGGCTATGTTAGCTATTAATCAATGTGAGGACTATGAACTTGTGGCTACAGCAGGTAGTGATGGTTTAAGGAAACAAGCATCTGAACATATCAAATATCCTCAAAAGGGATTTGGTGTATTCAAGCAAATCATGGACACAAGACATAATATTGGAGGTGGAGGTATATTCACCAAACAATGTTTAGACTGGTGTAAAGCTAAGTTTAAAGGTGTCCACTTTGATAGAATCATCATTTTCTCAGATTCACAGGATGTAGATTACCACTATAACAAATCTATCCTTCCTGAGCCTTTTGGTACTTACAATTACATTTGTGATGTATCAGCCCATACAAAGGGAGTGAATTATAAAGGTAGATATACAGCAGAGATTTCAGGTTGGTCAGAACATTTCCTAACTTATATTGCAGCTTTAGAAGGCTTGCAGAATAAGTTTGAGGAACAATAATACAATGCCATTAGTGTGCTACAGATTTACATCAACAAACTTTTAATTTGTCTCGATTTATACAATCTGTTAAATGTTCTATGGCATTTTCACATAAGACATCATTAGTGAAGCACAGAGTTACTTCATAAAATCGGTATATATGGCAAATTCACTCTTTGCATTGTTCTATGATGTCTTTTTCTTGGAGGGATAGCTCAGTTGGTAGAGCAGTTAGAAATTATACTTTAATCATGGTTCCACAGTAATGTGTTGGTGTAGATTAGAGTTACTTCAAAAGCCTTTTAAGCTACGGGTCATTGGTTCAAGTCCAATTCCCTCCACAATTAAATAACAATCAGAGGTGGGTAGATGTGTAACTATTCATTACATATCTTGTGGGTCTGGCTCTTAATACCTATGAATAGATAGATATTGAGGAAGTTATGATTGTTATTTTAAAATTAAAATGGGGATGTGGTGAAATAAAGCAAGTTTTATCCTCTTATGAGTGTTCTCCCGAAGGGGTAGTGTATTATAAGAGTTACTTCAAGGTTTACACAATTATTTAGGGAATAATCTTATGTTGGTTCGAGTCCAACCATCCCCACAGCTTGTTAAGTTTATTGGAATCATTCTTTAAAAAGGATTCTAAAGATTAGTGATATACAACACTTACTTCAATATATTATATGAAAATTAAATTTAGAAAGTAAGAAAGGAGTAGATTTTTTAATCAACTTATGTCCTTAGGGACAACAATTTCAAAGGTGTTGTAGAATATTCTATCTTTTAAAGGCTATCAGTTTGATTACTGGTAGCCTTTTCTTTTTATGCACATTCATGTGATAATAAATATATGTTTTACTAAAAAAAAAACAAAAATGAAAAATGAAAAGAGTGGAGCTGAGAGCTTCATAGAAAACATGAGAGAGAAATTAGGTCTTAACAGCCCACTTCCTAAAGAAATCATGGATGATTTAAGGGAAGGTGTAATTAACATCGGCAAAATGGTAGATGATGCTGATGCAGAAGATGTGTTGGATAACTGCTTGATTGAATTAAGAAGATTAAAGGATGTCCAAAGCAAGGCTATTGTGATTACCTATTTACTTAGTACTCTTCCTATGGAATTGCAGAAATTCATTGCAGAAGAACAGGAAAAGCTCATAATAGGTCTTGCAGCTAAGAATCTGATAGGTGAAGGTTCAAAAGACATATTGGGTATGCTTCTTATGGGAACTATGCTTAATAACAAAGATTAATAAGATGAATAATGAAATCAAAGTAAGTCTATCTGTAACATTGCAAGGCAGTGTTATGTATAGCCAAGAGCAGGCTAAAGCTCTTGAGAAAGAAAAAGCAGGCACAGGTTATGATACTTTCTCTATGAGAGTAGAAGGTCTTAAGAATGGTAAGAAAGATGCTGAAACCATTACTGTAAAGACCAGAAAGTGTAAGCCTGCTGGTCAATCTCTCAATCTTAGTATGGATGCTTATGAGTACATGATAGGAAAAGAAGCTCCTTACTTTGTTAAACCCAGAGATTGGGAGAAACTTACTAAGAAACAGAGGCTTGAAGCACATCTCAAGAGGATATGTGAAGAGCTTGGTGGAGTGAGTTTCACCTATGCTGTATTGGATAATTAAATCATTTATGGTGTAGGTAGTATGTTATTTGTATCAATTATAGTAGGATTGTTAGGTATTATCTTACTAATAAAGACTTTTGTTATAGATACCACCCTTATTTTGACTTAATCACAAGCTATGACAAGTATATACTATTGCTGTGGTATGATAAGGATGGTGGAAGAACTTACATAAAACTATTGGAACTATGAGTAAAGGAAGAGTTTTAACTAAAAAGAAATGGAGAAATGGGCAAAGAAGGAAACCAAAGAATTCCTATAGAAGTTTCAAGTTTCCAAGAACAAGCAGGTTCCATAAAGAGTTTGATGGAGTTCACTTATCTATGAGAGATTCTTGGAAGATACCTATTGATTTAGAATGGACAAAATATTAGAATTTATGATGAATATAATTAAAGGTTCAATATGGATAGTGGCATTCATATTAGGAATTAACTTATCTTTCGAGATGCTTTCACAAGCCAACACAATAGAGAACATTGTAGGGTTCTTCTTATTAGTATTAGTATTCTTGGTTTCCTACAAGACTAAGTGTTTTACAACAATAAATTTAAAAAGAAAACATGAAAAGTAAGTTTTTAATTGGGCTGTTAATAGCCTTTATGGGGATGATAAGTCTATCATCTTGTGAGAGAATTGATGCTGGACATGAAGGTATTAAAGTAAGCCTTTATGGGGATGATAAGGGAGTTGGAGAAGCTGCTCTTGTCACTGGTAGAGTGTGGTACAATCCTTTTACTACTGAGATATATGAGTATCCTACTTATGTGAGAACAGTAGATTATGCTCCATTTACAGTTAATGCCCAAGATGGGTCTGAGTTTACAGTTGACCCTACTGTATCCTTGAAGATTATGGATGGTAAGTCTCCAGAAGTATTCAAGAAGTACAGGAAGCAGCTTGATGATGTTATTACAGGAACTCTGCTTAACTATGTAAAGGATGCCTTTAGAATACAGCTTAATAGCTTTACTACTGATTATATAGTAAGTCATAGAGATAGTATAGAGAAATCCATTGAAAAACATCTTAGTGAAGCATTGCATAAGGAAAACTTTCAGTTGGAACAGTTGACATCTGGTCTTAAATATCCTCAGACCATTGTAGATGCTGTGAATGCCAAGAATAAGGCTGTGCAAGAAGCAATGAGAGTACAGAATGAAGTAGCTGTAGCTAAGGCTGAGGCAGAGAAGTTGATTGTAGCTGCTAAGGCTGAGAAAGAAGCTAATCAACTTAGAGAACAAGCTCTTACTCCAACAATTCTTGAGAAGATGTGGATTGAGAAATGGGATGGAAAGTTACCAGTATATGGTCAAGTTCCTACAATATTTAAAGACATAAGTAAATAGTCATGACTTGGTTTATTATTGGTATAATTCTTACTATAATAATAGTGGGGATTATGAAAGATACCCATTTTAAATGCTATAATGGGATGAAGGTTGTGGAGGAGTCTGAGGTAAGAATACCCTTATGGTTTTTTATCATAATTATTCTTGTTGAACAAATTCCTGTTCTTAACATTTTACTGTTTTTGGCTTTTCTTGTAGCATATTTCATATTTTCCAATATGAAGCCAGAAATGTATCTTGTTAAGTATATCCCAAGTTTAAAAGGAAAGACTTATGTAGGAAAGATTGTGATTAAAATTAAGAGGCTCTTAAGTACCGAGATATAGAGCTTCCCTTCAAGTTATAATTATGAAACAAAAAGTAGTTAATATCCTTATGCTCTTACTTATTGGTGGTCTATATGGGTTATACTATATGGACTATCAAGAAGAACATAGGGAACCTGATAAGGTGGATGTATTGAGATTGGAACAACCAGAGTTCTTACTATCAGAAGCTCCTGATGATTATCTTATGGAGGCTTTAGAGTATTATAATGTTAAACATAAGAACATTGTATATGCTCAGGCTATCCTTGAGACAGGTCATTTCAGGTCTAAGGTCTGCAAAGAGTACAATAATTTGTTTGGACTCTATAATAGTTATAAGAAAGACTATTATAAGTTTGACCATTGGAGTGAGAGTGTGGTTGCCTATCTCAATTACATACAATATAGATACAAACCCCCGGATGATTACTATCAATTTTTGATTAAAATAGGTTATGCGGAAGACCCGCAATATGTAGAAAAACTAAAGAATATAGTAAAGAGATATGGATAGAGAACAGGCTCAGGAAGAGATAATGAATATAAGGAGTAATTCTATACTCTGTGAGTTACCTACTTCCTTTGGTAAATCTAAGATAGGTATTGATTTGGCTTTAAGGGATAATCCCAGTAGCATACTTATAGTAATACCAAGATTAGTCTTGATAAATAACTGGAAAGAGGAGTTTATTAAGTGGGGATTAGAATCTTGGCTTGAAAGAGTGTATTTCAGTACTTATGTAGGATTGAATAAACATGTAGAGGAAGAATGGGATGTAGTCATCTTTGATGAAGTGCAACACATGTCAGAAAGATGTAGAGAATTTGTATCTACAATGGAAATACATCATTCTATTATGCTTTCAGCTACAGTAACCAGAGATATGAAGTGGGAACTAAGTCAGTTGTTTCCTGATTTTCAATGTTACACAGTGAAGATGAAGGAGGCTATAGACAATGAAATCCTTCCTGACCCAAGAGTGTTCCTTATTCCTCTTGAACTTGATAATACACATGCTGTACATACTATGATTGAACATCCTAAAGCTAAGATTATCAAAGAATGTCTATATAAAGATAGATGGTCTTACTTAAGGGATAAATCTATTCAGGTGCATATTAAGTGTACTGAATATCAGTATGTGATGGAGTTAGGAAGCAAGATAGAGTTCTGGAAGAGGCAATACATGAGAACAAGAAATGAAGGAGTAAAGACAAAATGGTTATTCCTTGCAGGTCAAAGGCTCAAATTCCTTTCACAATTAAAGAACCCTATTATCTTATCTCTTCTGGAGAAGCTGAAATTAGAGAGGGTACTTACATTCTGTAGCTCTATTGAGCAAACAGAAATATTAGGGGAAAACTGTATTAACAGTAAGAACAAGGAATCCTCTATAGTACTTGATATGTTCAATCATAAGGAGTTGGACCACATTACAGCATGTAATATGTTGAATGAAGGTATGAACCTTGTAGATTGCAGAGTTGGTTTATATGCTAATCTGAACAGCAGTGATATTATCATCAAGCAAAGATTGGGTAGAATACTCAGGCACAAAGACCCTATTATTATCATCCCTTACTTTAGTGGTACAAGGGAAGAGGAGTTGGTTGAGAAGATGCTTGAGGACTATAATCCAGAGTTGGTTGAAAAAACAAATTTAAGTGAAATAAAAGTATGAGAAACAGAGTTAAAATTACTAAAGCAAACTACATTGTAAATCCTGAGAAGAAGGTGGTAGTTTGTGTTCTGGAGTGTGATATGCAGTTGTCTAAGCACCCTGCATGGAATGATATTTATCCTAATATGTGGGCTAATCTTCCACTTGTAGGAATGAATGGTACATTCAAAGTAAGGGCTATTGCAAGATGCAATGAAGAAGATGCCTTCAATGAAGAAGCAGGTAAGAGGATTGCAGAATCCAGAGCAAAAGGTAAAGCATTTGCTACTGCTGCAAAAGTTTACAAAGAAATTGAGAAATATTTCTTGAACTGTGCTGCACTTGTGAATGAATCTGTGGAGGCTTGTGAACAGACTGTGAAAGTTGAAGAAGCTCATGTTGAATTGCTGATTGGATAGTAGTATGACAATCTCATTGAATGACAAGGTTATTAAGAAGAGTGGGGTTTCTCTTGGAGAGGTCTTACTTATGATAGCTATTCAAAACAATGTAGATTTCAATGCTGCTGAAAGTGAGTTGAAGAAAAAAGGACTTATCAGTACAAGTTATGATAGGGAAACACATCTTCCTGTAGGGTTATTTGTAACTTCTATGGGAAATAATGTGGTCAATAATATCATTCTTGACTCTGATAAGTCTGTGGGGACTGATGACTTCAATCAAAGAATTGAAGCATTAGTACCTCAACTTCAATCCATTTATCCAGAAGGAAAGAACTTTAACAATCAGTATTGGAGAGGTAATAAAACTGACATTAAGAGGAAGTTACAGACTTTCTTTAAGAAGTATGGGAATGATTACACTGATGAACAAATCATCAATGCAACTCAAGCCTATGTTTCTGGCTTCAATGGAGAGTATAAGTTTATGAGATTACTTCAATATTTCATTTGGAAAGAAGAAGTGAAGGATGGTACTAAAGTGCCTATCTCAGAACTGGCTAACTATATTGAGAATGAAGGTCAAACAGACTCCCTTACTGATAATTGGACAACTACATTGGTTTAAGCTATGGAAGAGAAGGATTCATTTGATAGGGCACTGGAGAAGTTAATACTCCGAAGGCAGAGGATACTGGATGGCAAGATAAATTGTATTCCATTGTCTTTCCCAAGACTAAGAGTGTGGCTACCCGGAATAGAGAAGAGAAGGTATAACATTATTACTGCAAATCAAAAGGTTGGTAAATCAAAACTTGCTGACTATATGCTTGTTTATGAACCCTTCTTCTATGCAATTGAGCACCCTGACCAACTAAGGTTGAAGATACTCTATTTTACCCTTGAAATGGGTAAGGAAGAAAAGTTCTATGAGTTCTTATGTCACCTGTTATTTAGGCTTGATAGAATAAGAATAAGTCCAACTGACTTGAAGAGTACTTCTGCTGATAGACCAGTTCCTCAAGAGATATTAGACTTACTTGCATCTGAAAGATATGTAACATACATTCAGAAGTTTAAGGAGACTATAATCTATATTGACTCTGAGAGAAATCCTACAGGTATTAATAAGTATTGTAGGAATTTTGCTTTGAGTAGAGGAAAGTTCCACTTCAAGAAAGTTATCATGAAGAATGAAGCTGGGCTTGAGGAGGAAAGGGATGTTATAGACTATTATGAACCAGATGATAAGGATGAATATGTTGAAATTATCTTAGACAACTATTCAAATCTTATGCAAGAGAGTGGTATGAATAAGATGCAGACTATTGAGAAGATGAGTAAGTATTTCATCACTCAGAGAGACCAATTTGATTTCAATATCACTGCAATTCAACATCAAGCTCAGGCTCAGGAAGGAATTGAGAATCAGAAGTTGAATAAGATGATGCCTTCATCAGATGGTCTTGCAGATTGTAAGACTACCACCAGAGATGCAAATCTGGTGCTTGGTTTATATAGTCCATTTAAGTATGGTCTAAGGGAATATGAAGGTTATGATGTTACCAAATTCAAAAACAATATAAGGTTTATGCAAGTTATTGAGGATAGAGATAATGGAGCAGGAGGTCAAATATGTCCATTGTTCTTTGATGGAGCAGTGAGTACATTTACTGAGCTTCCACTACCCAATAATAAGCCTGAACTGGAGAGGTGTCTTGAGTATATTGAGACAGTTGTAAGAAGGAGGACTAACTATACTTTCATGAATGTCTCTATAAGAAAAGCCAGAATAAGAAAGTGGAAGATGAATTTGCACAGGTTGATTAAATTGATTACCTTTGCAGACTAAATTTTAAATAAGAAGAATGAAAGCATTGATTTTAGCTAAGTCAGGCTTTGGTAAATCAACCTCTATTGGAGAAATACCAGAGCTTGGATTGAAAGGGTTAGACCCTAAAGTGACTTATTTGATAAGTTGTGTGAATAAGCCCTTGCCTTTTAGAGGGGGTGGAAGTAAGTATCAAGTTACTACTCTTAAGGAGATTGGTAAAGGTAACAGGATTATAACCAATGATGCGAAAGAAGTTGCTCAAATCATTGAGATGTTAGCCAGTCCTCAATCTCCATTCACCAATATAGTACTGGATGATATGAATTATATCAGTCAGGATTTCTATATGAAGAATGCAATGAAAGGTGGTTGGGACACTCCTAAACAGATTGGTTATGGAATGGGGTTAATCTTTGATGCAATCAATCTTGTGCCAGAAAATAAGAACATGATTTGTCTTGCTCATTATGAGGAATATAAAGACAAGAATGGTGATAGTATCTCTTATAAATATAAGAGTACTGGTAACATGGTTGATTCATATATTACTCCTGAGGGTAAGTTTGAAGTGGTTCTTTATGGTAAATCTTCCTTTGATTCCAAAGAGAAGAAATCCATCAGAGAATTTGTTACCAATGATGATGGAGTATATCCTGCAAAGAGTCCTGTTGGCATGTTTCCTCTATATATTCCCAATGACTTGGGTCTTGTAGTTGAGAAAGCACAGGAATACTATGGATAGAAATGAAGTAGTCAGGATTAGTAGGCTTGTAGCCTTTGGTGGACTGACTGAAATGGACATAAATATTCTATTGATGAATTACTGTTTGGAGCATGGTAAACCTTACTATGAAACTACAGTATTCATTACTATTCTCTTGAAACAGGGGATATTCGAGCCTTTCTTTATAGAGGCATTAGAGTATTATGAAAAGAAATATACCATAAATAAACTGCAAAGTAAGCCCAATAATATGGGACAAAGACAAATAATTTACATTAACTAATGGAAGAGGTTTGGAAGGAAATTAGAGGCTATGAAGGTCTGTATGAAGTAAGTAATTTAGGAAGAATTAGAAGAGCTTCTATATCAAATAGATTACATAATGATGGGGTATTAAAACCTATCAAAAGGAATAATTATTTAAAGGTAGTTTTAAGTAAAGAAGGTAACAAGACAGATTATTTTATCCATAGACTTGTTGCAGAGTCCTTTATTGAAAACCCCAATAATTTGCCCTATGTAAATCATATTGACGAGGTTAAAACAAATAATACCATTGATAATTTAGAATGGTGCAATGCCTTATATAATACCAACTATGGAAGTGGTATTTTAAGGAGGAGTACTGCTAAGATATTAAATGGTAAAACTTGTAAACCCATAGAGGTAGAAAATACTTTAACTAAAGAAATTACCACACACAGAAATATGACAGAATGTGCCTTATTTTATGGTACTTCCAGAATACAACTTAGAAGGTGTATAAGAAATAATAAGTTATTAAATAACATTTTAAAAGTAAAAGAATTATGAAAGAATTATCAAGGTTTGAGCTTGCAATTGTTAAAAGAACAGCCCAGAACACTAAGAGTTTGAGAACCAAAAGGGACAAATTGGTAGAGAAGATTGAGAAAGCACAGGAAGAACTGGGTGTAATCAATGAAGCCATTGAAGGCTTTGAAGCTCCTATCAAGACTATGACTGGTGGTTTCACTTCTGAGGAAGTTCTTGCTGGTATCATGGCAGTAGCAGAAGCAACAGAAGCAGCTCCAGAAGGAGAAGTTTCAGAAGAGGCTGTAGGAGAGGTAGAAGTACCTGCATCTGAGGCAGTTGAATTGGCAGAAGAAGTTACAGAAACCCCTGAGAACATAGGTACTGCAAATCCATTTGGAGAAGTAAGTGATGATATGCCTTTCAAAGATTAATCACGTAAAATCAGTAATTTAAGATGAAGAATTTAAACAAAAGTTTCATGGCTGTTAAAGTAGGTAAAGAATCAGTTGAAGGTGCATTTAAAATGTACAAAGGTATGGCTGCATTCAATATTGTAGCTGTAAATCCTACTAAATCAGAATTAGAGGCTCTCACAGGCAGAGACATTGAGAATGACCCTGAATATGTTGGTAAAACTGATGAAGGTAAGGAACAGGTAAGGGTAGTATTCTATGCAAAGACTGCTCCTGAGGCTAAGTTGAACAATGGTATTGAGTTGCTTATTCCTATCAGCTTCATGCTGACTAAGGATTATAAGGTTGGTCAGACAAGTGGTAAATGCCAGATTATTGATAAGTTTGGTAGAACTGCATGGGCTACAAAAGAAGAGCTACAGTCCAAGTCTATTCCACAATACACTTCTGGACCAGCCAATATCAGTGCAGATTACAGACCTGCATGGCAAGGTGAGGAATTCTTGATTGACTTCCTTATTCAGTGGTTGAATATTCCTAATCCTGCCAACTATAAAGATGGTAAGTGGATTATGAAGGAAGACCCCTCTGACAGTGAGGTTTCTCTTGATATGGCAGCTCTATTCAAGGGTGATGTAAAAGAGCTTAAAGAGCTTGTTACTCTTGCTGCTGCATATACAGTTAAAGGTGCAGTAGGTATCAGAACTGTAGATAATGAGAATGGTACAAGACAGTATCAGGCTGTATTTACAAGGAAGTTTGCAAAGAATGCTGTGACAGATTACAGTAAGATTGATGCTGCCATTGCTGATTTCCAAAGTAATGGTGGTGCTCCGGGCACTGAGTTTTCTACTCAACCTTTGCATGAAAATGTAGTAGAAGCTACTTCATTTACTGCACCTGACAATGACCCATTAGGAGCAGCAACAGCTCCTACAGCAACTCCTTGGGGTTAATAACATAAAGATTTAGAACTATGGCTATTAGTATTGGTAAACCTAATATCAGATTAGAAGAGATTTTATCAAAGGTATCAGAGTTAGATATTCTGAACCATTATTTTGGGGTAAGTAATGTCCCCTGTATTATATCAAGTCCATTAAGACCTGATAACCATCCATCCTTTGGTTTTTATAGCATAGATGGTCAGAAGATACATTGGACAGACTTAGCTACAAAAGATAGAGGAGGAACATTTGATTTATTAGGTAAGTATTGGGGGGAGAGTTACAATGATGTGCTTGCACATATTTGGGAGGACTTACCCAAGATTACTAAGACTAATGGCTATAGTGCATTAGGTAAACCTAAGATTGTCACTACTAAGGAGTACAGTTCTAACCTTGATTTGCAGTGTAAGACAAGGGAATGGAGAGAGTATGACCTTGAGTATTGGGCTTCATTTGGTATCACTTTGGAGTGGTTGAAATATGCTGACATTTATCCTATATCCTATAAAATAATCATAAAAGGAGAGAACAGAATGGTCTTTCCAGCAGATAAATATGCTTATGCTTATGTAGAATTCAAGGAAGGAAGGGTCACTTTAAAGATATATCAACCATTCAATCAGAAAGGATATAAGTGGTCCAACAGGCATGATAGGTCAGTAATTAGCTTATGGACTAAAGTACCTGAATTTGGGGATAAGATATGTATCTGTTCCTCAATGAAAGATGCTTTATGTCTATGGGCAAACACTGGAATACCAGCTATAGCCATTCAAGGAGAGGGTTATGGTATCAGTGATACTGCTGTTAATGAACTCAAAAGAAGATACAAGGAGGTATTTATCTTATTGGATAATGATAAAGCTGGTCTCATAGATGGAGAGAAACTATCAGCATCCACTGGGTTCACTAACATAGTATTGCCACATTTTGAAGGAGGAAAAGATGTCTCAGACCTCTATAAAACAATAGGAGACAAAGAACAATTCAGAGAAATAATTTTAAGCCTATTTAATAGGTAATGTTTTATCACTAAAAAAAAAATCATGGAATTTAGAAAAGTAACCATCATCAACAACAAAACTCAGTCTCAAAAAGTTATTCAGGCATCTTCTGCAACTACACTGGGTGAATTGAAAAGAGAAATGAGAGAAGCAGGTATTGAATATGAAGGAATGACATTCTTTGAAGGTCATTTGAGAGCAGAATTGAAAGATGATGCTTCTATCCTTCCTACCAACATTCCTTACAAAGGACAGGTAGTAAATGATTTGACATTCCTGCTGACTGCACCTGAGAAGAAAATCAAGTCTGGTGCAATGTCAAGGGCAGAAGCCTACAATGCAATCAAGGCAAGAGGCTTGCAGGATGAGTGTGTGAAGAGATTTGGAAAGAATTTCACCATGTGTAAAACTCAGGACTTAATTGACCTATTGGGTGAAGGTTCTCCTGTAAAAGAGAAAGCTGCAAAAGAAGTAAAAGAAACCAAAGAGGAAGAAGTAAAACCTGAGGTGACTGCAACTTCTGAGGGTAATGTTGCAGGTGCATTGGAAGTTCTGTTGGAAGACCTCTATGGCAGTGATGTCATTGAAGAAGGCACTTATGACAGGGCTATGGCTGTACTGAAAGGTACAACTTACAAAGCACCTGAAAAGATGTCAAGGTCAGAAATCAACAAGATGTTTGACTTTGTTCACTAAGTAGAAACCAGTGAGGGAGGAGGCTGAATAAGCCTTCCCCCTCATTTTTTTATCATGCAATGACCGAAGAAATAAAGAAACAAGTCCATGAACTACATGATAGTATCATGGAAAGACCAAATCAAATCCTACAGTTCTTTCAAGACTTCTTTGGTGAAGGGAGAGTAGATATGCAGGGTTTCCCATCTAAAGATGAGTTCTATGGGAATCTCAGTACAAGAATGATAGATAGCTTTATAACACGAGAAGAAGTTATCAATTCCACTGCATACAGAACTATGTCTGGGGAAGACCAATTACTTGTGAGAACTTTCTGGGATAATGAAGAAGCATGGTCTTACTCAGTGACAACTGATGCAGTATTAGCTCAGTACTTCCTGCCTATTATGAAGGAGAAACTTGGTAACATGGCATTCGATGACTTATTTATTATTATTAGTTTTCCTACAGTAAGGATTACAAATGAGTTTGATAAGTATGTGGATATTAAGGAGTTATGGCTTAAAGTTCCTTTCAATTGGCAGGGAAAAGGTAAGGGATATTTTGGAGTGAATAGGTCTAATTATCCTCTGAATCAATTCAAACATGGATATATGCACAGTCATGTATCTTCCATTCCAAAAAGTAACTTTGAAAACTTTCAAACACCCTGTACTGGTAGAGGACCTATTAATTCAACCCTTTCTACACTTGCTATAGGATATGATGAAGCCATTTGGCAGTTATTGTGTCTGGAGCTTGATAGATATGTAAGAGTGGAATCTATTGATGGAGTTCCATACCACAGGCTTGAAAATATTCCTGCACCAGAGATGGGAGATGCTGAAGATAAATTCTCTATGCAATCTCTTAGAGGAGTAGTTCATTACAGTAGTATATTTGGAAGAGAGCAATTCAAGCTATTCATTAAATACCTTCTGGAGACTAAGAAGATTAGGTTTAACTATAGTAATGGAAGTTATGGGATAGGAATGTCCTTCATTGATACAGTAGTTCTTATCAGTAATGAATTTATTAGCTGGTATAATACTGAATATAACAAGCATACTTTTGATATTAGTTATGCTGACCTTGTTAGTAATGGTATCATAAAGGAATGTATTATAACTAATGGTAAAGTGTATTTACCAAGACCAGTTAGGAGAGATAGTAGTGATGACTATCAGAGATATGTAGGAAGGAAAATCTGTACATTCAAAGGTAGGGAAATTACCTTGACTATTGATGGAGTACTATCCTCAGAGGAGGAGTCTCTTAATAGAACAAGGATACTGAATTTACAATATATTGAAGCTATTGTATGTAGTATGTTGAGAATATTAAATTATGGATATGGAAGAGAAGAAAGAAGTGAAACCAGTGCTGGAGTTAGTCCACAGACAGGATATATTTAAGATTGTCATTCCAGCAGAGGTTGAGAAAAAGATAAGATTTTTATGCAAGAACATCTGGGATGTAGAATGGTCAGGTGTCTTGTTCTATAAAGTTGAGGGAGCTTTTGAAGATAAATCCCTAACTATCAGATGTGTGGATTTGTTCCAAATGGACATTGGTTCAAGTACATATACTGAGTTCAATGTATCTCCTGATATGGCTACATATATGGTAGACCATCCTGAATTATTGGAAGAGGGAATATATCAAGGATTAATCCATAGCCATAATAACATGGCTACTTTCTTTAGTGGTACTGATACAGCAACTCTAAGTGCAGAAGGTAATGATATGGCTCACTTTGTATCCTTGATTGTGAATAATGCAGGTAAATATACTGCGGGTGTTACAAGGAAGTACAAATGTGTACAAACTGTATCTGAGAAATACACTTATCCTACTTGGAATGGTGAAGTAAGAGAGGGAGTAGAGACCTTTGATATTGAAGAAGAGAAACTTGAATGGTTCAATTTGGATATAGTATTTGAGGATACAACTGATGACTTTGAGACTGAAATGATGGAGAGGCTTAAGGAAATCAAAGAGTCTAAGAAGAAGGCTATTACTCCTGTATATAAAGGTGGTTATCCTCAATATGGTAACTATGGAAAGAACATTGCCCCAACCAAGGAGGTGGGGAGTACATTTCCTATGGAGAGAGAAAAATATTATGGGGAAGAAGGAAGAGGCTGGTATAAAGCTAAAGAAGTTAAAGAGATACCTGTTAAACAGGGGGAATTGCCTTTTGAACAGCCTGAGGAAGAGAATCTTGACATTCCTTATGGTGTTGTAACAGTGGATAAAGATATAGTCCAGTCTATTGTAAGACAACTTGTTACATCAAGTATTATCATTTCAAATGAAAGTGCAGTTGATGTCAAGAAGTGGGCTAATTCTATGGAGAGTCTTTATAGAAGAAGGTTTGGAAGTGTCAAAGAGTTTGAATACTTTGCATCAAACTATGTAGATTATCTTATTAATTATACCTATGATGGAGATGTCATGGCAGTTATTAATAATGATGATTCTACTATGGCTGCATTATTGGCACATGATGTAAGAGAAGAGCTTGAGAAATTACCAAAGAATCCTTGGTTAAGTGTTTATATCAAATTAATGGATGATTATATTATTTGATTATGGAAGATGAAGTATTAGAAAGTGCTATAAACCAAATGGTTGATGAACATTTGGAGACTGTTCATTCAGGGACTCTACAGGATGCTCCTGTAGAAATTGATGAACAAGGAGAAGCATTACTTGAGGCAGCATTAGCTGCTGAGGAAGTAGTAATTCCTCCTAATTCAGGAAGTTTGCTTGTAGATGAAGCTACAAGTAGATTCAGTGGAGCTATCTGGTATAGTGCCATTCAATCTAAAACCATTACCTTAGCTGGTGTAGGAGGTATTGGAAGTTATGTTGGTTTCCTACTTGCAAGACTAAAACCTGCTGGATTATATTTATATGACCCAGATATAGTTGAACAGGCTAATATGTCTGGTCAATTATATGGTAATCATAACTTGGGACAGGGAAAAGTTCATGCTCTTCACAATATGATGCAACTGTATGCAAACTATTATAATGCTGTTGCATATCAAGAAAGGTTCACTGCTGAAAGTGAAGCTACAGATATTATGATTTGTGGTTTTGATAACATGGAAGCAAGGAAACTATTCTTTGATACTTGGGAAGATAGACTAATGTCCAAACCTGAGGAAGAGAGAGGTAAAATGTTGTTTATTGATGGTAGGTTGGCAGCAGAAGAATTTCAAGTGTTTGCCATTCAAGGCAATGATTTAAGAGCTATGAGAGAGTATAGAAGTAAATGGTTATTCAGTGATGCAGTAGCAGATGAAACTATTTGTAGCTACAAACAGACAACCTTTATGGCAAATATGATTGCATCAGTAATGGTCAATCTGTTTGTAAACTTCGTGGCTAATGAATGTAACCCTATTATAGATAGGGATGTGCCTTTTATGACTCAATATTCTGCTGATACAATGTACTTTAAAGTAGAAATGTAATGGCAATAAGTGTACAATTAAACAGGCAACTTCATGATATATTCCTGAATAGAGGTACTATTCAATTCCCAGACTATATTAAACCCAACCTTGCATTTGAAAACAATAATGTGTTCAATCTATTCTTAAAAGTAGATATTAGTGGACCAGAAATTGATGTTCCATTAATGTGTAAGAACAAAGTTGAGGATGGGTTATTGGATAACTTCAATTATTCTAATAGTTTGAAGGAGGTGGCTGTTACTTTATTTGAAAATAGTTATCCCCAACCAAGAAGGACTGCAAATGCAATCTTTAAAGCATTTCAAATGAATGATGCAAGGGATAGACTGCTTAAGATTACAACTAATACTGGTGAGGTTTATTATGGTGGTAATGGTTATATTCTTGACAAAGATTATAACATATTAATACTGTACACACTTCATGGAGTTATGGAGAGAGATAGACTTCTACATTATAAAACTGGTAGAATCTATGTTAATCCAAAGGTCTTTGTTAGTAATGGTATAGTTGAGAAAGGTATCATTAAGACAGTTATTCCTGCATTTGTACAGGAGGGTATCATGATAGATACAAGTAGTATTGGAGCTACTGCTCAGGAGATTAATACTTCTATAAGGAATCCAAATGGCTTTGTTGTTCAAGTAATTAAGCCATTACCTGAGATAGTAGTAGCTGATGTGACTGATAGGTTCATAGTAAAACCTAAAAAGCCAACTCCTTCTACATTCAGCAATGAGGCTATGAATGATTACCTTCTGGAGCATCTTGATGAGGTTGTACAAATGACCTATATAGTATGACATTTGAGGAATATTTTGGTGGATGGGTAAGGGTTATAGATACAAAGGAATTAAATAAGGTAGTAGGACAGGTAAGTTTAATTAAAAGAGACTTACTTTGTCCTGCATATCCTGATATATTTAAGGCTTTTAATCTATGCCCTTACAATAATCTCAAAGTTGTAATGATAGGACAAGACCCATATCCACAAAAGGATGTGGCTACTGGTGTCCTATTTGGGAACAAGGAGGGGACTAAGTTGTCTCCTTCTCTTGAAATAGTTAAAGAGGCTTGCATTAATTTTGAAGTTCCACATAATAGTATTATCTTTGACCCCACTTTAGAAAGTTGGGCTAAGCAGGGAGTACTGATGATTAATTCTGCACTGACTTGTGAAGTGAATAAAGTAGGTAGCCATACAATGATGTGGAGACCTTTCATGACCAAGTTACTAAAGAATTTATCAGAGTGGCAGACAGGTATTATATATGTTCTCTTTGGTGAACAGGCTAAGACACTTAAGCCTTACATCAATAAGAATACCAATATAATACTGGAAGAGAAGCATCCTGCATACTATGCAAGGCAAGAGGAAAGGATGCCATCTACTGTATTTCAAGAAGTAAGCAAATTAACTAAAGAAAAATATGGAGAGCCAATTGTGTGGTTCTCAGAGTATTAATTTACAAAAAAAAAAAGTATGAAGAAACTTATTTTTGTGGAGACTGGTAAGGAAGTAGAAATGGGTAAGACACTTGCCTTTGGGATGAACAGTGCTTATGGTTTCATGCCATTTTATACTGTGATTGTCTGTGAGGAAAGTATTCCATTTCTTATTAAGGAAGGTGTAATCAAGGAAGTAGAAGAGGAAGGAACTCATGTAGACCCTAACTTCTATTTAGAACACCTTGCAAAGAGAATTCATTGGAATGTAGATAATCTGAGGAAGTACCTTGGTAATCTATACACAATCTATCCTGCTGCTGTATTCTCAATCCTGTTGAGAGAAGTAGCTATTGTACTTGATGAAAAGTATGATAACCACATTGAGAATAGCAATGAGATTTATGTCATTAGCTGCCTCAATGGAGAAATATCAAAGGTCAAGGACTTGAATAAAATCAAGAACTTCAAGAATTTTGCTGCATTCAGAACATTGGATGATGCTCTTGCAGCTAAGCACATCTTGAAAGACCCTATGAAACAATTATTTAAAAGAAGTGGAAAACAGAAGAATTAGAAATGCCACTCCAGAAGAGTATGGTGATATAAAGTTTAAATCCAAGATTGAGGCAATGGTCTATAAGACCTTGCTTCAATATGGGTTTGAGCCTGAATATGAGACCCATACTTATACAATCTGGGAAGGATTTAGACCTACTGTACCTTTTTACACCCGTAATAAAGCTAAGGCTACAATACTAAACCTTAAGAAGCTAATTAATATTACTTATACCCCAGATTTCTACATGGAGTATCAAGGCTTAAAGATAATTATTGAAGTAAAGGGGCAAACAAATGATGTGTTCCCTTATAAGTTCAAGTTATTTAGATGGCATATAGAGAATTTGCCAGATAAAGAAAATTATCTTATCTTTGAGGTCTTTACTAAGAAACAACTCTTAGAATTTATTCAAATTATTAAAGATGAAGCCAATAGAAAGAATGAGGAAATTGCTCAACAGTTTACCCAAGAGTGATATAACTTTAGGTGAACAGTTTATTCAGAGCAGAGATTTTGAGTCACTCAAGGACTTAGTAGATTCAGCAATATTCAAGACAAGGAAGAATATCAAGAGTGAAAATCCTAAACAAGAGTACCTTGATGTAGACTTGACAGAGTTAAGCAATTTAAAGGCTGAGGTGGATGTATATTTAACCCAGCTTGAAGTTCCCAGTAATGAATGGGAAGAAGACATAGAGGAGGAATACTATGATGAAGAGTATTAAAGAACTATCTTGGAATGTAACAGAGGAAGAGTACAGGAAAGACCCTGCAATCAGTTACTCTACATTATCAAGATTTGAAAGGGAAGGATGGAGGAATCTCAGTTCTCTCTTTGATAAGGTAGATAGTCCAGCATTATTATTTGGTAGTGCAGTGGATTGTATGCTTACTGATGGGGAACAAGCCTTTGCTGAAAGATTCATTGTATGTGAATTTCCTAATCTGTCAGATAACCTGATAAGTATCACCAAAGTATTATTCTCCAAGTATGGAGATACACACAGAAGGGTAGATACTATTGATGATGAGGTGATTAGTAGTGTGGCTGTAGCCAATGGATATTATGCAGGAGACTCTTATAAAGCTACCAGAATAAAGAAGGTAAAAGAGAGCTGTAATGAGTATTATTCACTACTTGCACTGGCAGGAGACAAGACTATATTATCCCAAAAGGATTATAATGATGTGTCTCTTTGTGTTGATGAATTAAGAACCAACTCAATAACCAAGGACTTCTTTTATATAGACCCTTGGAGAACAGATGTTGAGAAGGTGTTTCAATTGAAATTCAAAGCTGAATGGAATGGAATACCAGTGAGATGTATGTTTGATGAGCTTATTGTGGACCACCATAATAAGATTATCTATCCAATAGACTTAAAGACTACTGGGTATCCTGAGGAGAACTTTCAAGACTCCTTTGCTCACTGGAGATATGATATTCAAGCTAAGCTATATACATACATTCTTCAAGAGTGTATCAAGAGAGACCCTTATTTCAGTGAGTTCAAGATTCAGCATTATCAATTCATTGTTATCAACAGAAGGACAATTGCTCCTATTGTGTGGGAATTCTATGGGAACTTTGGTATGGTAGATTTAAAGGATGAAACAGGTAAGATTTATAGGGATTGGAGAAAGATTCTTACAGACCTAAATTATTATCTCACTAATCCTAACCTGAAATATAGTAAGGAAGTAATGGCAAATGATTGTATTATGGAAATAAAGAATTTAGTACCAGCATGACAGAGTTAGAATATTTTAAAGGAGATGAACTGGCAGCTTCAACTTGGAGAAATAAGTATGCAGCAGAAGGAGAACAAACTCCTGATGATACACACAGAAGGTTAGCTAAGGAATTTGCAAGAGTAGAGGGTAATTATAACTGGAAGAGTAATATAAATAGGGCTTTTAGTAATTTATCAAACTATGGCTATGTTAGACCACAACTTGATGAAGAAGCTATCTATCAGTTATTCAAGGACTTCAAGTATATTATACCCGGAGGTTCAGTTATGTCTGGTTGTGGAACTGGAGCATTGGTAAGTCTTAGTAATTGTTTTGTAATAGGTAGTCCTAAAGATAGCTATGCAGAGATAATGAAGACAAGAAGCCAGCAAGCTCAACTCATGAAGAGAAGAGGTGGAGTTGGTTATGATTTATCTCAGCTTAGACCAAGAGGAGCTAAGGTTAATAATGCAGCAAAGTCTTCAACAGGTGCAGCATCTTTCATGGATGTATGTTCAGATATAACCAATGAAGTGGCTCAGAATGGAAGACGTAAAATGTTCTTAAATTAATAATTAATTAAATATCTACAGAAAATGAATAGAGTATGTAATATTTCAAAAGAACTATTAGAGAATTTTCTTAAAGAAGGTAAAACAACAAGAGAAATTGGATTAATATTAGGAGTAGCTAATACTACTATAAGTAGATATATCAGAAATTATAATCTGAATAATCTATATAGTAAACCTAAATACTTACCATATCATCTTACTAAAATAGATAGTAAGGAATTGGCATACATGTTAGGTTTTATAATAGCTGATTCAAGTATTAACAATGAAATTGTTGAAATTAGTGTAGCTATTAATGACTCAGAACTTATGGATTTATTTTCACCATTACTTGGTATAAAATCTTTTGAAGATTTAACTTTAGTAAAAGAAAAAAGAAGATTTCCAAGAATAAGATTAGTCAGAAAAATAGTTGGAATAAATAAATTTATAGGGGGAAATAAAAAGAAAGATAGAAATGTACCTATTATTCAAAAAGACTTAGAAGTCTATTTGATTAGAGGGATATTTGATGCTGATGGTTGTATAACTTGGGGATATAGAAAGGATAGAAATAGGATATGGCATAAAGTTAGTTTTACTTCATCCTTAGGTATCTTAACAAGTGTACAAAAAGTATTATATAAAATAGGGATATCTACTATAGTAAGACCTAAAGCAAATGAAGATTGTTATGTATTAGAGTTTGCTAATAAGAAGGATATACTTAAATTTTATAATTACTTATATGCTGATGACTCTTTTATACCTTTAAAAAGAAAATTTGATAATTATAATGCCCTGCGTCTTGAATTGGGAGAACTCAGTGAAAATACAAATTGTACAATACTGAGCTGTGCCACAGACCTTTCTGTGGAAAGTGCAGAGACTACTGGAGAGTTAAATGGAACTCTTAATAACCAGAGTAGTACCCAAGACTCAATTAATGAGTTAAGATATAGTCCAAATAGGGGGCATTAATGTTAAGTATGAGTATCAATCATCCTGATATTGAGGAGTTTATAACCAAGAAGCAGGACTTAGCCAAAGTAACTGGGGCTAACATATCAGTTAAGGTTACTGATGAATTTATGCAGGCAGTAGTAGAAGATAAGGATTATATTCTTAGATACCCTGTAGACTGTTCAGCAGATTCAACAGAATTCAGATTTAAGAATCTTCAATATAATGAAATAAAGAAATGTGAATGTTCTGACCTTAAGTATGTAAAGAAAGTAAGAGCAAGAGAGTTATGGAATACTCTCATGCACTGTGCTTGGAATACTGCTGAACCGGGGATTATGTTTGAAGGAGCAATGCACAACTATTCTCCTGATGGTGTATATCCTGACTTCAAAATGGTTGGAACTAATCCTTGTGGTGAAATACCAATGGGTCCATTTGATAGTTGCAGGTTGATTCATATTAATCTAAGTAGCTATGTTGTAGACCCATTTACAGACAAGGCTCATATTGATGAAGAGTTACTCTATATGCACTCTTATGAAGCTATGAGATTGGCTGATGATTTAGTTGATTTGGAGATTGAAGCTGTTGATAGGATTATTAATACAGTTAAAGATGATTCTGATGATACTGAATTTAAACTATGGAGTAAAATTAAGGAGACTGCAATTCAAGGAAGAAGAGCTGGTTTAGGTTTCACTGGACTTGCTGATGCAATAGCTATGTTAGGTTTGAAGTATGACTCTGATGAAGGTATTAGTCAGGTTGAACAGTTAATGAAAGTTATGTTCAAAGGTCAGCTTGATAGTAATATTGATATGGCTATTGAAAGAGGTGCATTTCCTGCTTGTAACATTTCAAAAGAACTAAATCCTTATTATGAAGTATTTAGTGATAGAGAAGGGGTTTATTCCCATCCTGAAAATGAGTGGTATGATGCTCTTTGTTATAATTTCCCAAGGGAATCTGAAAGGATGGAGAAATGTGGTAGAAGAAACATAAGTTGGTCTACTGTAGCTCCTACTGGAACTGTAAGTATTATGGCTGGTACAAGTAGTGGTATTGAGCCTGTATTCATGCCTTTCTATCAAAGAAAGAGGAAATGTATGTCTGAGAGTGATAGGGTAGATTATGTAGATAAGGTTGGTGAGAAATACACTTTGTTTACAGTAGTTCATCCTAACTTGAAGAAATGGGCAATAGAAACCATGAATTATTCTGAGTCAGAAGTCAATGAATGGAGCTTAGGAGTATGGAAGGAAGTCTGGAAGGAAAGTCCTTACTATGGTTCTACAGCACCAGAGATTGATTGGAGACAGAGAGTTAAATTACAGGGAGTAGTTCAGAAATATATCACTCACAGTATCAGTAGTACAGTTAATCTGGCTAAGGAAACTACAGAAGAAGAGATTGCTGACATCTATATTGAGGCTTGGAAACAAGGACTGAAAGGCATCACTATTTATAGGGATGGATGTAGGGAAGGTGTATTGACTCAAGTTGAGAAACCTAAGACTATTGAAGGAAGACAAGCTCCTAAAAGACCTAAAGAACTTGAAGCTGATGCTTATTTGATTAAGGCAAAAGGTGAACAATTCATCATCTTGGTAGGTATGTTAGAGGGTAAACCTTATGAAGTCTTTGCATTCAGACCAAGGAATCCTATCAGCTTTAAACCTCATAAAGGTGTTATAACTAAAGTGAGTAAGATGCACTATAGCTTTACATCAGATGTCTTTCATATAGACAATCTTGAGTTAGCTAATGAGAATGTTGAAGAGAATGCAGCTACTTTGTATTCATCTATGTTACTAAGACATGGGGTAGATATTAAGTATATTGTCAAGACTGCAAAGAAGGTCAATGACAATATTACTTCATTCAGTTCAGCTATGTGTAGAGTACTTAGTAAGTATATCCCTAATGAAGAAATCAAAGGTGAGGTATGTCCTGATTGTGGTGGAACATTAGTAAGAGAAGGTGGTTGTATTCACTGTAAAGATTGTGGCTACTCAAGGTGCAATTAACTGATAATCAATTATATAGATATGGAAACTAAATATAAGCCTGTGATAGGTACAAAGTATGGTCTATGGACTGTAATTTCAGAACAAGTAAAACAAGGTAGTGTTAAATTAGGAACCACCCAGAGAACTGCTTATTGGAAAGTTAGGTGTGAATGTGGTAGAGAATCTTGGAGAAGTGCATACAATCTTACACATGGTATTACCAATAGTTGTAAAAGTTGTTGTAAATGCCCCAATGATGTAAACACCTTTATAAATAACTATTACAAAAGAGTAGTCAGAAGGGCTGATAGAGAGGGTTTTGAATGTAATGTTACTCCAAAATATCTTGAGGAATTATACTTGAGTCAAGATAAGAAATGTGCTTTATCTGGGCTTGATTTAGAGTTTGCACCTCAATATAGAAAGTTAAATGACCAGAATGTATCTTTAGATAGAATAGACCCTACTAAGGGATATATTGTGGGTAATGTACAATGGGTGCATAAACATATCAATATGATGAAATGGAAGTTAAGTCAAGAAGAATTTATAAAATTGTGCAGCTTGGTGGCTATGTATTCAAAGTGCTTATGATATGAAGATTAAAACTAAGTTTAGTATGGGAGATTCTGCCTTTGTTATGTATAATAACAAGGTAGTTCCCATAATAATTATGGGGGTTCATTATTCTTTGGATAAATATACGGGGGAACATATTTCTTATTCTGCTAATATATCAACTGGTAATGGTCTGGAAAGATTTAAAGAGGATGATGTATTTATAACTAAAGAAGAATTATTAAAATCATTATGAAAATAAAAGTAAAAGAAATAACAAAAGGTTGTTTTCCTGTGAGAACAGGAGAGGATAAGTCAGATTGTTTTGACCTATGTCTGGCAGAAGATGTGACTTTAAAGAAAGGAGAGGTTTATGTTGCAAGGTTAGGTATTGCAACTGAACTTCCTAAAGGGATAGTAGCTAAAGTTTATAGTAGAAGTAGTGCTCCAAGTAAGTTGGGAGTTACTATTGCTAATGGTCTTGGGTTCATTGACACTATTTATAATGGTGATACAGATGAATGGAGAGCACCATTATATGCTTTCAAGGCTGTAACTATCCCTAAAGGCACAAGAGTATGCCAATTTGAGGTTAAATTATCTCAGTTTGCTACTGTATGGCAGAAATTAAAATGGCTGTTATCATCTAAACCACTTCTGGAGCCTGTGGATTTCCTTGGAAATGAAGGTAGGGGTGGTATTGGTAGTACAGGAAAGTAATCACTAAAAAAAAACATGAAACATGGAGTTTGTATGGAAAACTGTAGCAATGATAGTGGTACTGGCTTGTGTAGCCATTATTGCTGGAGTTGTTAATCTAATAATGAATAGAAGGAAGATAGACCCTAAAGTAGGAAGAATTTCATTTAGAGAGTCTATGGATTTGGTTGAACTGCCAATTGTCACATTTATGAACAATGGCAGGAAACTGAACTTCCTTCTTGATACTGGTGCATCTTATTCTTCAATTAATGAAGCAGCTCTGGAAGGATTATCTTATGAAGAGACTGGAGAGAGTGGAGGTCATTTTGGAATAGAGGGTACTATCCAAGAATCTAAGTATGTAAGAATGAATGTAGGATATAGAAGTCAGAGCTATGAGGATGATTTCCAAGTAGTAGATTTAAGTCAAGCATTTGGTAATATCAAGCAAGAATTTGGTATTAACTTACATGGTATTATTGGAAATACTTTCTTTCAGAAGTATAGGTATGTACTGAATTTTGATGAATTAATAGCATATTCAATGGTATGAAAGACTTAATAGAGTTGAAATCAAGAGGAGAGGAACACAACTATCTTAGGAGATTAGTTAAGCCAGATGGCAGTGAGTCACATACTTATATGTTAAAGACTTCCACATATACTATGAGGAGTGGTTTGACAGATAAGAAGAAAAAGTTCATAGACCCATCAGGTGGTCCAATGATAGTTGAGGGAGAATATCTTGAAGAAGCTGAGGCAGTAGTTAAATCTATAGACCATGTAATGGGACAAGGTTATGCTATTACCTTTGAAGTCACACCAGAAGAAGAGCAAGAGTTGATTGATGCAATAGTGAATATATGATTTATGTAGTAACTCAACAAATACTGCCTGAATCTGACAAGTATGAGATAATATCTCCACAAGCTGCATTACACATGCTCAAGCCTTTGAGAAAGGTTGGCTTAGATACTGAAACCAGAGGGTTTGACCCTTATACAAAAGAACTCATAATGCTCCAGTTGGGGTGTTATGAGTTTCAAGTAGTAATTGATATAACTACTGTAAGCCTAAGTTTCTTTAAGGACTATCTTGAATCTGATAGACTATTTATTGGTTGGAATATCAAGTTTGACTTGAAGTTTTTATTCCATCAAAGAGTGGTTGTAAAACAGGTTTATGATGGTTTCTTGGCAGAGAAACTTATGTATATGGGCTTTCCTGCTGGTATTCATTCTATGGCTTTAAAAGCAGCAGGTCAAAATTATCTTGGTGTTGAGCTGGATAAAACTGTTCGGGGTAAAGTGATGTGGGCTGGTCTTTCAGAAGATGTTATTGAGTATGGTGCAAATGATGTGAAATATCTGGAGAAGATAATGGATGCACAGGAAAAAGAACTCCAGAAGAGAGGATTAGTTACAGCTCTTGTGTATGAGAATAAGTCTGTTCCTTGGGTTGCATATACTGAATATTGTGGTGTGTTATTAGACAGAAGTAAGTGGGAAAGAAAAATGCTTCTTGATAATTTCACTGTTAAAGTATTTGAGGATGCACTTAGTAATTGGGTTATTAACTCAGCTAAAGGAGAGAATTATGCTTATCATTACTTGCAGATAGAAGGGTGGGATGACCCTGATGACCTTGAGAAAGCAAGGAAAAAGATGAAGGGTGAGAGATGCCCAGAAGCAGACATTAAAGGGCAAAAGAGGGGTTATTGTGAAGCATGGAAAGTTCCTATTGATGCAAGGTTAAGTACCAAGTACATAAAGGAAGACCTTCAAGGAGACCTATTTCTTGGCTTTCAAAACAAGATTCAATGTTTGATTAATTGGGATAGTCCTAAACAGGTAATTCCATTATTCAAATCATTAGGTTTTGATTTGTTAGCTAAAGATAAGGATACTGGTGAATGGAAGGATAGTATTGAGGCAAAAGTAATTGAACCTCAGCAAGATAAATCTACCATTGCATATTTGTATCTACAATATAAGGCAGCAAAGAAGGTTACTTCTACTTATGGTCAGAATGTAATTAACCAGATAAATGAAAAGAGTGGAAGGTTACATACTAACTTTAATCAGTTAGGAACAGATACAGGAAGATTAAGTTCAGGAGGTAAGGATAAATCAAACAATATTGAGTATCTTAACTTTCAGAACTTTCCATCTGATAGTGAGACAAGAGCTTGCTTTGTTGCAGGAAAAGGAATGAAATGGATTTCTTGTGACTATAGTGGGCAAGAATCAAGAATTATTGCAGATGTAACCAATGACCCAGCTATGATTGATTTGTTCAATAATGGTTGTGGTGATATTCATTCTCTGGTAGCCAAGATGTCTTATCCTGAGATAATAGGGAATTGTCCTATAGAAGAAGTAAAGTATAAGTTCAAACATTGGAGAAGTGAAGCTAAGGGTGTTGAATTTGCCATTAATTATGGTGGTGATGCTAACACTATTCATGGTAATAAGGGTATTCCTCTTGTAGAAGCCAACAAGATTTATAACAACTACATGAAAGGTTTTAAAGGTATGAAAGTGTATCAAGACAGACAGAGAAAGTTTGTCATGGAGCATGGATATATCATTACTGACTTTTCAAGTGGAAGAAAGGCTTATATCTATGATTATGACATATTAATGGGTATAAAAGCAAGGTTCAACCAAGAGTATTGGGCTACCTATAAACCTTATAAAGGCAAAGAGAATAAGTTACTTCCTAAACAAGTGAAGAATGAGTTATATCAAAGATTTGCCAGAGGAGACAACTTTAATTCTATGGTGGGAGTATATCATTATACAACCAAGAAAGCAGGAAAAGATACTATCAGAGAGGCTTATGTAAATATAGCTGATGTATATGTGCATCCTGTAAGACACTTCTTCAAGAGAAAGTCTGCATCTGAAAAACAAGCAATCAATTATCCTTGTCAAGGATGTGGTGCTACTATGTTCAAGACTGCATCTATCTTTTTATGGGAATATCTTGTAGAGCATGATTTGTTATTCAAGGTAAAGTTATGTATTCCAGCACATGATGAATGGAATATAGAGGTTCCAGAAGAGATAGCTGATGAAATGACAGAGGTTTTGAAAGATTGTATGAAAAAGGCTGGAGCATTCTTCTGTAGGAAAGTAGAACTTCCTGCTGAGGGTGATAAAGCAGATTTCTGGATACATTAGGAAATTATGGAGATTTGGAAAGTATTGATAGTAACAGTGGTAGTTGTAATAGCCCTATGTGGGCTTATTTACACTATCCATTTGTTAAGTTGTGAGCAAAAGAAGAGAATCTATGTCTATCCTAAGACCAAGAATCAATATTATGCTAAAGGTATAGTAAAGATGAAAGACATGGATAGTGGGGAATGGATAGATGCAGTTCTCTATATGAGTCTCAAGAATGGTCATTATTATGTCAGGGAAAAGAGACAGTTCCTTGACAAGTTTATAACATTAAAAGAATGGGAAGAGAATGGAAATGGAAGTAAATCCTGAATATTTAAAGGTCTTAGGCAAACTTGAAAATGTTTGGGAGCATAAAAGTGGGGCATTAGGGGAATATAGAAAAGACCTTGATGAAGCTATATATGCAATCAGGCAATTAGGTTCAAGACCTGTATTACCAGAAGAAGCAGCTCAATTCAAAGAAATTGTAAAAGGAATGATTTCTACTTATATAAGAAAGAATCATGACTATGGTAATTCCTTTGATAAGTCTTTGGATAAATTTGGTCTTGTAGCATCAGTAGTAAGAATTGGAGATAAGATGAATAGAATTGAGTCTCTGGTTCAGAAGAAAGCTATGGTACAGGATGAATCTATCAGAGATACCTTACTGGATATGGCTAATTATGCCATTATGACAGTAATGTGGATGGATAATCAAGCTAATACTTGTAAGGTATGACATTGAATGAAAAGATAGGTATCATTCTAAAACAACACAAGGAAGGAGAGGAATTCTTCAATGCTCTTGACTTTATGATTAAAGGGGATAGAAGTATACTTGAAGACTTCCTCTCATTCTTTATGAATGATGCTGGAAGAAACTTGGAATTGCCTAATACAGGCTTAATTGTGAGTGGAGGATTTGGTAATGCCATTATGACAATGTATGGTGACAGATTGACTGAAACTTTCAGAGAAGTAATTGTCACTAATGGTGGTATCAGATTGGGTAATGAAGCACTTATATTCAAGGATAAGTTGCTTTGTAAGAACTGGATATTCATTGATGATTCCTATTATTTAGGAAGAACAAAAGCTGGTATTTCAGTTGCTTTGAGAAAGATTAGACCTGATGCTTCACTCTGTGAGACTTATGTTATCTATGATGGAAGTATGGGTAGAGCAGATAAAGTAAAAAGTATGTATAGATATAAATAAATAGTATGGCAGGACAAGGAATTTATTGTGCCCCAGACATTACAATCCCTAATAGGGATAGAATAAATGTAGGATGTGCTCCTGATGGAGCAATGCAACTCTGGGTTATGGAATATGAAGTTACTGGTATAGGTAAGGGATGTGCAATGTGTAAGGCTACTAATCCTCAACAAGCAGAAATGCTCTTGAAGAGTAATGGTTTATACAATGGTAGACCACATCTATATAAAGTAACAAGGATTGAACAAGTAATTGTACCTCCTTGTAATGGTCTTATGGCTGAACAAGTGGTAACTTATAAAGATGTAGTATCATGAATAAGAAGTTAAGATTATTAGTAACAACTAAGTGTCCTAACAAGTGTCCCATGTGTTGTAATAACTCATGGGATTTTTCATCTTTACCAGTAGTGGATAGATGGGACTATGAAGAGATAATGATTACTGGAGGAGAACCTTTGATTCACACTAATAAAGTGGCTGAATTAATAAGGTCTATTCGAGTTATTAGTGAAGTTTATACAGATATTCCAAAGGTATATGTGTACACTTCAATAGCTGCTTGGGATAGAGTAAGGACTATATTAGCCTATGCAGATGGTATAGTCTTGACTCCTCACAGTCAGAGTGATATTGATAAGTTTGTGGAACTGAACAATATGATGCAAGAGGTTAAGGAAACTAAATCTGATTTCATTAAAGGAAAGTCTCTTAGACTTAATCTCTTTGCTGATATGAAACTTCTCCTTCCAGAGCATATTGATTTGTCACTATGGAATGTCAAGGAAATGGAGTGGGTAAAGGATTGTCCAGTACCTCAAGGTGAGGACTTTAGAAGGATTAAAGAGCTTTGGTGATGAAGCAATTTACACATAGAGAGTTTGTTAGGGTGGTAGTAGCTAATGGTTTCTATTATGACAGACATAATGGAGACCATGCTATCTACCTTAATGAAAAAGACAGACATATTAGCATCCCATTAAAACTTGAAAGTGTTATTGCAAGAAGATTAATCAAAGAGAATAATTTAGAGATAAATATTAAGAAACTTAAAAAGGAAAAGAGAATGAGTAATGCACCATTAGGGGCTAATGAAGACCCCAGAGCACCTTGGAATGCACCTCTTGATGTAAAACATAAGAGGTTTGTGAGTGTAACCATATCATATTATGATGAGGTTGAATTACCTCCAGATGCAGAGGAGGAACAGATTAAGGAAGCCCTTGAAGAGAAGGTGAGAAGACAGGACTTTCCTAAGAAAGTTGATTTTGATGAAATTGTAATATTGGATGAGTAAGATTGTAAGATTGGTTCAAGTTACTTCTTGGAAGAGAGCTTTAAATGCTGCAAGAAGGACTATTGGAAAGGCTTTTCTTGATAAAGAGCCTTCTGCTTCATGGGAAGCAAAGATGTTGCTGGCTGAACACAGTCCTATTAGATTGGTAGAATATGATTGGTCATGGGAAGAAATAAAGCAATGGGTTACTGTACATTTAGTAAGACATCATGAAGGATGTGAGAAGTTTGTACATAGCCAGAGAGGGGATAGAAGAGACCTTGGAATACCAAGAGATGAATTACCTCAGGGTGCTTTAAATGATATGGATATGACAGCTAATGCACAAGCTATTATTAATATCTCAAGAAAGAGATTATGTAGTTGTGCATCTGTAGAGACAAGGGAAGCATGGAAACAAGTATTAGAAGCTATAAAAGAAGTTGACCCAATACTTGTAGACAAGTGTGTGCCTGAGTGTATATATAGAGGCTTTTGTCCTGAGTTCATGAAGTCCTGTGGCTATTCAAAGACAGCTAAATATCAAGAAGATTTGGAGAAGTATAGAAATACTGAGTATTAACTAAAAAAAAACAATGGCATTTGGAAGTAAGAAACAAGCAGTTATTGCGAAGCCTTCATTTAAGGAAAGGCTGACTGGAGTAAAATCAATGTTTAAGAAAGCACATGAAGATGCTTCAAAGTTGAGTGCAGAAATGCAGGCAGACATTGATAGTAAGAAACAAAAGGTAAAACTCCTTGAGGATGAAATAGATTTCATCTCTGAAACTCAGAAAGAGGCTCAGGAGTTTATGTCAAATCTTGAAAAGTTCATTTAATGAGAACAAATTTAATTAAGACAAAAGAGCTACCTAAAGTAGTAGAGCCATCTACTACTGATGGTATGCTTGACATGGTGATTGCATTTGATACAACTGGCTCTATGTCAGCTTATATTAATGCAGTAAAGACCCATGTAAAGGAGTTGGTTCCCAAACTATTCAGTTCTAATCCTGATTTAAGGATTGGTATAGTAGCATTTGGTGACTATTGTGATATGAAAGCCCCTACTTTATATGGTAAGGCTTATCAAGTACTGGATTTAACTAATGATGAAAACAAAATCATCAAGTTTATCAATGAAGCTCAGGATACAAGTGGTGGGGATGGTGATGAATTCTATGAATTGGTCATTAAGAAAATCACTGAGGAAACTGCATGGAGAGAAGGTTCTACTAAGGCAGTATTATTGATTGCTGATGCAGCACCTCACAAGGTAGGTTACAGCTACAAGAATATTGTGAAGAATGCCCAGATTGATTGGAGAGAAGAAGCTAAGAAGGCAAGTGAATTAGGTATCAAATTTGATACTATGACTATTGACCCTTTACATATTGAATGGTATAAAGAGCTTTCTGCTATGACAAATGGTGTGAGTGTTCCTTTCAAGAATAGTGGTAAAACTTCTCAAGTGATTGAAGCTGCTGCATTAAGTAGAGGTGGAGGAAGGACTAAGGCTCTATATGAAGCTACTATGGATTCATTTGCAACTATGGGAGATATAGAAATGACAGCAGTATATAATGCTTATTCAAAAGAAGTAACAGATTAAAATCAAGAACAATGAAAATCAATATTAAAGAAATAGCAGTAGGTGATGTATTCTCAGAAGAGTCACATTACATTGTTGAAGAGATTGGTAAAGATACAATCAAATTCAAGCATACAGAGAGTGGAAAGTCAGTAACATTAGGTTATGGTTATGTTCAAGACCTGCTTAATACTTCTGACCAGTATGACAAAGAAGTAAAAGTGACTAAGGAAGATAAGAAAGATGGTACTCCGGGTATAAGGACAATCTTTGAGGGTATCAAATCTTCTGAGGTATTTACTGTTGTGTTCCAAAAGCAGGATAAAGCTAAGACTAAAAAGCAATATGAAGCTGAAAGGGAAGCACAAAGACAAGAGGCTGTAGCTTTGATTGACAAGGCTAAGAAAGCTAAGAAGTCAATGGCTACAGCTTATAAAGAAGCTCTGGAACACATTCAGAATAATCCTATTAAGGACTTTATTGAAGGTGAAGATAGGGTACTAAGAGGCTACAAGATGCAGTTTGTATCAAGGGATGGTAAGTACAAATGCCTTGATATGGATATTGAAAGAAATTCCAAAGAAGATGGGATTAGATTAGTAAATATCAACACAATCAAAGCCCTTGTATTCAATGGTGTTAAGTATGTAGTTGAGTAACAGTTAGTGGAGTTAAGTCTCCCCTTTCTTATTTTTAAAGAGTTTGGTTTACCTCTCAAAAAGAAAACCCTTAATAACTTGCATATTAAGAAAACAACCTTTATATTTGCACATAAATTTAATTATAAATCTATAACAAGATGAGTAAAAGATGTATCACAACTAATTCTACAATAGAAGAATTGGCTGCTAAATTACAGGGTGAAACTATAGAATCAGTCAAGGGACTTGTTGAGCTATGGCAAGACAAGAATAATAAGGACTGGGACACTTATCCTACTGCTTCTGAACTAAATAACTTTAGGGCAGAACTAAGGAAAGGTAAGGATGAGATGATAGAGGCTTTAGATAAAGCACTTTCACCTGCATTTGAAGCTCCAAGGATTTCCACTGTGGAAGAACAAGCTAAAGTAGATTTAGACTTTGACCCAAGAACAAGAAGAGATAGGGTTAGTCTGATTGCAAGATTCTTTAGCAATGAAATAGATACAGCACTGCAAGAACACAATGACACTCTCAATAAGAGAATTGCTGATGCTGAAAAAGAAGGTGATGTACTTGCTGTCAATGAATTGAAAGAAGAGTTAGCAACTCTTGATAGATTCAAGATAATCAAGTTATATACACCTGCTGGCTTATTTAGTAGAGTAAGGGATTATTTCAACAACTATATACTTGACTCTGAGGAGAATAGGATACAATCAGAACTGAATATAATCAATAGTATGAAAGGTTCTGAAAGATATAGTGATGAACAGAAGTATGAAGCTGCAAAGAAGAAAGCATTATATAAGACTAATGCTTATCAGAAAGTAGTAGATAACTTCAAACCTTTGGCTGAGGAAGCAAGTACTATACTAATAGCCACTGAGGGGATTAGGATTGACCCTAATTATATTGCCCCTAAAGATGCCAACCTTAATAATGATACTCCTGAGGGAGATAGTGTAGTAGATACACAAGCTGATGATTTTGTAAAGGATGAGGCTTTCAAGGATGGATGGATGACTAATTATAGGGAAGTAAGTTCTCATGAATCTCTAAGTCAAGAGGTTAGAAAGGTAATTAGAGAAATTCCCCAACTTGACTACAGAGGAAAGTATGATAAGGATGATTTAGGAAATCTAAGATTTCTTGATGCAGACTATGTTCATGCAACCCTTATAGACAAGCTCAGAGATATGATTACATCTGATGATATGTTACCACTTCTGGAGACTCTGGGTAATACCAAGCCTTGGACTAAGCAAATAGTCAAGAAGCTACAGGCTGAACCCAAACTATTCAGTCAGTTCTATCAGGATTTCAGAAAGGACTTTATGCCTTACTGGATTCAGAAGAAGAAGCTACAGGCTGATGGTACTTTCAAGATGGAAACTATTGCTATCAATAAGCCTGAGGGTGTCTATTATCTACTTGATGAATGGAGGGATAACTATGAGAATGGTAATCTGCTTGATGATGATAGTATCTATGATAAGAATGGAGACTTGAATCTTGAGAATGCAGAGAATGGTCTTAAATGGACTGAGGCTCTTAATAACAGATTTACCAATCTTAGCACAGAACAAAGGTTGGAACTTCTACAGGATGAAAAGGTTTGGAAGACATTGAATAAGCTCCTTAATATGATTGGTATCAATGCTAATCAAGGTGTATTATTGGATGCTCTGACCAATATAAAGCAATATGAAGGTGGTACTGCAACAGACCCAATTATGTTGCTTATTCCTCAATTAAATATCATATTCAGTGGTGTAAAGAAAGGTGAGGTTAAATCTGAGACTCTTGAAGATGGAACTGAAAAGAGAGGAGATTTGATAAATACCTTTGGTTCTGCTTACAATAGCATAGCTATGATGCTTGCAGAAGTAACAGAAGATGCTATTGAAAGTAGTGTGAGGGAAAATGATAAGTCATACTATAGCCATGTTACTCCTAACTATCTTGGTAAGTTGATTAAACAGCTCAAGAATGTTATGGGTAATGAAGCAAGGTTCAAAGAATTTGTTGAAAATGAGTTTGGACAATATGAATGGTTCTATAAGGATGGTAGATGGAGAAATGACTGGATTGAGCAACTGGTAAATAACCCTGAAATGAGAAGAGGATTGAGCCATAAGGTTCTACTTAACTCAGATAAGGTTGCATATCAGAACTGGGATGATTTGGATTATACCTTAGTATTACTGACAGAATACTTTGGAGACCCAGATAACAGTAAATCTGATATTCAATGGGCTAATTATCATGTGCCAATTCTTTCAGATAGCCCTTCTGCTGAGTTCATTAGATTCAGGAAGTATGATAATCATAGCATCATTGGAGAAGATGGTGAATATATGAAGTATGATGATATTATCCTTGATAGGATGGTTGATTTGGTTAATCAAGAGGTAGATAGAATAGCTCTTGTAAACCAAAGGGATGTTGAATATCAAAAGGGTAATCCAAATATTGCTCCTATTGCAAACTATGATATAATCAGAGATGAAGAAGGAAAAGTTAAAAGTAAAGGAGGTTCTGAGTTTAAGTTCCTTACAGCTCTGAATGATGTAAGATATGACAATGGTGAGACTTTTCTTGATAGGTTCCAGAGAATCCAGAATGAAGGAACTGGTGCTGAGTTAAGAGAGTTCATCAGGGAGTCAGTAAGAGAAGCCCTTGACAATGAGTTTGAACAGACTTACAGAGAGTGGGCTAAAGCTGGTTTACTTGAAGAACTGCCTAATGGTAAGTATAAATATCTTGGAGTAATTGGTGTAAATGCTGGTCAAAGTTCTTATAATAGGAATACAGCAACTTCTTTGAACAATGCAAAGAAGGCTCTTGAAGGAATGTGGTCTACAGAGATGGATATTCTTTTAAGGGATTACAACAATAATAATCCAGTGGATGATAGAAGGGCAACTACTCTTTTTGAAAGTATTAAGGACTTGTTGAGAGAGAAGATGGTGAGAGGTGAGATTACCCCCAAAGAAGTAGATAGTATCAATAGAAACTTGGTTATTAGAAATAATGCCAAAGCTAAGTTGAGAGAATACTTCTGGAATAGTAAGTTTGCTACATCACAAATCATTGAACTCACTACAACTGACCTTGCTTTCTATAAGAATATAGAGGACTTCCAAAAGAGATATAAGGAAGTTCATGCTCCTGCTCTCAGACTCAATACCAACTCTAAGTATGGTAGAAAGGAAGAGAGGACTATTTATCTAAAGGATGATGAGATTGTTTCTTCTGTACTTGAAGATATTGCAACTGTACTTGATGAAAGAGTTAAGAAGAATGAACTATCAAAGCCAGACAGAGATTTAATTTTGAACAAGTTCAAAGAAGTAAATGTGGCAGATGCTCAGGCTTATAGGTCATTAAGTTCTTACAGAGCTATACTTGATATGTCTGGTCAGTGGACAGATGATATGCAGAGAGCCTTTGATAACTTCCAAAATGGTAAGTGGGATATGGCTGATTTCAATATTATCTGGCAGACTAAGAAACCTTATGTGTACACTCAAGTGAATAATATGAGTGGAGTACAAGGTCATACAGGTATTAAGACACCAGTTCAGCATAAGAACTCAGAGTTCCTTCTTATGGCTATGCACCAATTAGTTTCAGGTCCACTTGGTAAATCAGGTAAACTTGTAGCTATCAATGAGTTCATGGAAGAGAATGGAATTGATGTAGTTCAATTTGAATCAACTACTAAGGTTGGGAAACAAGGTGTAATTGATTTGAACAGTGTCAATACTAAGGAAGATGTCAAGTCTGTACTTAAGAATGCCACTACTCAGAATGGTGTTGAGAATCCTAATGTGGTTCATAAAGTAAGCTATGAAGACTATGGTATTCAGACTGCAACTCCAGAACATGCTATTGATGCAGTTCAGTTAGTTGGTACTCAGATTAGAAAGCTGATTACAGCAGATATTAGTCCAGATGTTAAGATTGATGTAAATGGCAGGGAAATGTCTAAGCAGGAATGGTTAGATATGTATAATGCTATTAACACTGAGAATATCATTCAGGCTTTTGCTGATGTAAATGAAATCTTTAAAGACCCCAAACAGGTTGAGAAGATACTTCTTGAGGAATTGAGAGGTAATCAAAGATATGGAATTGATATGATTAGAGCCTGTACTCTCAATGAGAAAGGACAATTCAATATTCCATTATTTGACCCTGTACAATCTCAGAGAGTACAAACATTACTGAACAGTATCATCAAGAGCAGGATTACCAAGCAGAAGATTAGAGGAGGAGCACTTATTCAAGTATCTGACTATGGTCTTACTGATGAATTGAAGATTGTTTTTGAAGGTGAAGGAGAGAACAAGAGAATTAAATATCTCGAAGTTTATATGCCAGCATATAGTAGGAAGTTCTATGAACCTCTTATGAAGGCAGGTACTCATGAACTGGATGTAAATAAATTACCAGACAGCTTGAGAAAGTTGATTGGTTATAGAGTTCCAACAGAGGACAAATATTCAATGGCTCCTCTTTATATTAAAGGTTTCTTACCTCAGCAAAATGGTTCTGCAATTATGCTCCCAGCAGAGATTACTACCTTAAGTGGTTCTGACTTTGATGTGGATAAATTGTATATCATGTTACCTGAGTTTAAGATAACTCCTAAGTATAATAGAAGGCAGTTTGTTGATGATTTGGTTGCTCAATTGACACAAGGAAAAGCTGTATCTCCTGAAATGTTGAAGGAGTATAGACAGAGTGTAAACAGAGCCATAGATGATGGTAGAAAAGCTCCTAAGGATAGTCAAGAATACAATCTCTGGAAGACATATAAAGCTAATAGAGAGAAGTATAGAGTATCTTCTGAGGATAAGATTGAGAAGATTGAATATGACTTTAGCAAGTCTCCACAAGAGAATAGTCTTGAAGCCAGAAACAATCTATTAATTGATATGATGTGGGGTGTTCTGACTAATGCTGACACTGCTTCAAAGATGCTTAACCCCGGTGGTTTTGATTATCAGAAGAAGTCTGCAAGAATAATTAACATTCTACAATCCAGTAGAGAGTCTGAACTAAGAAAGGAACTGAATATTCCTGAAAATCAAAGTACTCTTTCCAAGTTACAGAGTATGGATTTGAAACAACTTGACAAATTGGCAGAGAAGTTCAAGAAAAAACTTGACCCTCTTAACCCAAGAACTCAAGTTCAACTTCATCAGCAGAATATGACTGGTGCAGCATTGATTGGTATTTATGCCAACCATAATGCAAACCATGCTTTGATGCAACATACTGAATTAGGTCTTGATACTGAGAATGGCTCTTTCTTACTTAATGGTAAGAGACTGACTTCTCTTCATGGTCTGATGAATGACAATAAGGAGTATATCTCAAGGAATAATGCAGGTTTCCTTGCTGCATCTGTGGATAATGTGAAAGACCCTGTGCTTGCTTCATTGAATCAGAATACATTCACTGCTGATGCCTCAATGCTTTTAAGTAGGCTTGGCTATAATCCTATTGAAATTGGTTTGATTATGTCACAACCAATTGTAATGGATATTACCAATACCTATTTTAGAGAGAGTAGAGAAGGCAAAGGAAAGGATACAATTATTGATGAAGTCATTGAGAACTACAAGAAAAGGGCTGCAATGATGGAAGATGTAACCTATGACAATTATAAATCTAATAAGTTTATGGCAGATGAATTGGCAGACAATATCATTCTCCAGAAGGAAGTAGAGGAATTAGGTGATAGGACACAGACATCTGACTACAGAAAGGTTGAGTTCTATAAGAAGCAAGTGGCTGCTGGTTATTTATTCAAGAGAATAATGGGCACAGCAGATGCTTTAGGACAGTTAGTTCAAGCTACAAGAGCAGATACTCAAGGTGGTGCAGCAGGTCCTACTATTGCAGATACACAGATTAAGATACAGAAAGTTGATGACTTCCTGACTAATGTGGTTTTAAATGAAAACTCCCCTTTAACTGGTGCAGATGTTATTATGCCTTTTAGTATGAAAGGTATGGATATTGACCAGATAAGAGAGAGGTTATTAAGTTCCCCATTACCCTATTTACAAGCATTCTTTAGCCTTGGTATTGACCAAACACAAGAAATGTTTAGTAGATATTTCCCTCAGTTCACTTCTTCATTCAGAGAAGTAATTGATGGTAAAGAAGGGTTGAGAGGCTTAAGACAACACACTAAGACAGGCAAGTTAAATGCAAAGACACTCAATAATATCTACAATGATTTGTTAGCTTATATTATGTCCAAGACATCATTCTTTGGGCAAGAAGCTAACCTCAGAGCAGATGATAAGGTTACAACATCCAGTGATAAGAGAAGGGATTTCATTAATAATTTCCCTGATTATTTCAACAGAACATTGAGTGAACATCCTGAAATAGCTGAACTTGAGTTTGTTAAGAGATTAAGAGTAATAAGGGCTAACCAAAACAATCCTGTAGATACAGTAGTATTTAAGAATGTTGGTCAGTTAAGTCCTACTCTTAGGGAAAGATATATGAGAGACTGGCAATCATTGTTATATATGGGTCCAGAAGCTCAGGCTTTAGCTCTTAATTTATTCAGATACAGTTATTACAGAAATGGATTTGCATTTGGACCTTCTACTTTCATTCATTTAGCACCAACTGCCATTAGACAGTCTGTTCCAGAGTATATTGATACACTGAGGGGATTGTTGGAAAGTGAGGATGATTACAGTCAATTTATTGACCAGTATATCTACAATCACTTGGATAATAGACAGTTAGTTCCTGAGGTTCCTACAGAGGCTTCCACTTCTTTCACTAATGAACAAGGTGATGCTTTGGATATGGTTAAAATAACCATTGATACTGAATCTAACAGTGGTGATAAGAAGATAATAAGGAAGAGAGAGGGAATAGGAGAGGAAACAACCTATGACTTCTTTAATTACATAGCAAGAAGATACAAGGGAGGTACAGTATATTATAGGCTTACACAAGCTGATAATGTACAGCCTAATGTAGCTGTGTATGAGAGAATAGACCCACTTGGATTCAAGAACAGTTTTATTGAGTATGAATATGGTAAGGATGTTACTGAAATGAAGTCAGTAATTGAGAAGAATGACAGGAATTATACTCCTAATATAAATCAGGATATAACAGCCTATCAGGAAGCTGATATTGATTATGACTCCATGCCAGAGTATCTTAACTATGATTTCTCAAGTCTGACTCAAGATATTGCAAGTGAGGCTTTCAGTCAGGTGTATGGTGCTCCACTTGAAGTGAATGAAGGGAAAGCAGATGATATTAATTCTATTAGTCCTAATACTGAGTATGAGGATGCAAACAATGATAAAATCTGTGGTGCAAATACATTATATGAATTATAGATATGGCTAAGAAATGTGCAATAATTCCTCAAGTGAGGAACAGTAAAAATGAGGTAGTAAGCAGCAGGTTATTTAAAGACCTGCTGGCTTATGCCCCTAATAGGCAGGAGGCAACAAGAATATACCTCATTACAAAGAGTAGTGACTTTATTACTAATTGGAATCCAAGGTTGCAGATGGATGAAAATGGTGAACCTACTCTAAGTAGTCTCTTGAAGAAAACTAATCTAAGAAGTATTATTGATGAGCAGAAGATTCTAAAGAACCTTAATGAAGAGATTGGTCATTACCATAAGACAGGTAGAGCCAAGTTATATCTGAACAATGATGAAAACTATAGAATGTTAGTCCAGAGGGCTATTCAATTCAATACTCAATCAGAGTTTAGAGAAGACTATGTTGCATCTGTTGAGAAGGTATGGGACAATGAAAGTAATAGGGTTTACATCAGTCCTTTTATTAGAGTGAGAAACAAGATGAATAGTCTTGAAGCTAATAATATGCAGTATAATTATACTCTTAATAATAGGTTGAGAGAGATTCTTGCTTCTAATGGTATTGGGATAGGTGCTCTTACAGATTTGGAACAGAGAAGAGGAGTGGCAGGAGTAACAGACTTTAGTCAAGCCAGAGATGCTGCAACAGGGATAATTGAATTGATTAGACTTGCTGATGGTATTAAAGGTGAGAGAGCATTACCTGAGGAATTTGCTCACTTTGCTATTGAGGCAATGGGTGATAATCCCCTTATCAATAGATTGGTTAATCACTTGGCTAATAATAGCTTGGTAGGTGAGATATTAGGTGATGATTATGCTACTTATGATAGTCTTTATAAAGGTGATGAATCAAAGTTAGCCAGAGAAGCTGCTGGTAAATTACTTGCTAAGCACTTACTACAGTCTGAACCCATCCCTTCTTCATCTTATAAATCCCTTCTGGAGAGGTTTATCAATGCTGTAAAAAATTTCTTTAGAGGATTAGGGGCTTCACAGTTCCAAAAAGCAATGCTTGAAGCAGAAAGTAGCTTTAGCAAGCTGGCTGGTGATATTCTTACTGGACAGATGGATGAAGCTATCAGTGTTGAGAACATAGCTACTTCTGAGGCATTCTATTCTACTACTGAAAGAGTAGATAGAGATAAAACTCTCTTGAAGAAGATTATAGATAATGAGTTGAAGAGACTTAAGATTTATGAAAAGAGAAATCCTAACAGTCAATTTAGTGCCAATCAGAGGTTATTAATAGACAGGTTAGAGCTTGAATTAGCTGATAATAGTGAGATTGAAGGAATATATATGTTCCTTGATAATGCACTTGAAGAGTTAAGGAAAGTAAGTAGTAGGCTTGAGGTGCTGAGAAATACCCCTGCAACCAATCTTAATGAAAGGGCTGGAGTACTCAGGGACATCAGGAACTATATGTACAGTTATAAGAGGATAGCTGATTCAGTAAGGGAGGCTCTAAGAGAGGAAGAGAAGTCCACAGACAATAGATATGGTCAAAGGGTAAGGGTTGCATTAGATAATGTCACTACAATGCTTAATGACCTTGCAGTGGACTATAATACAATCTCTATGCCTTTATTTGTTGATTTCATCAAACCTTTTGTAGGGGATAACCTTGTGGTTCCATTTGGGAAGTACAAAGGAAAGACTCTAAATGCAGAGGAGTTGATTAAAGTAGCTGATGAGGATATTTCTTTCTTTGATAGATGGCTGGATAGTATGGCTGATTCATCTGATTATATGTTGAAGATTATGGACCAAGCTGTTAAAAAGAGCAAGGAACAAGCCAGATTGAAGACTATTGATATTCAGAAAGAACTGCAAGCTGCCACTATTAAACTTGAACAGGCTGGTGTGAAAGACACTGAGTGGATGTTTGAGAGAGATAGTAAAGGTAATCTAAGTGGTAATTATATCAGTGAGATAAACCATGCTCTATTCAGGGAGAGAATGAGGACTATGTTCCAAAGTCTTAATGAAAAGTATGGCAGAAACCCTGTAGGAGAGAATGCTGATAAATACAATGAAGAGAGACAGAACTGGTTCAATGCCAATATGGAGACTGTAGATGGAGTCAGACAACCTAAGAAATCCATTTATGAAAGTATGGAGTTCAGAAGGCTAAACAAAGCCCAGAGGGATTATTATACTACTGTAATGGATATTAAAGCTAAACTTGATGCTCTTCTTCCTGATAAATATACTAAGCTGAATAGTGCTGTAAAGATTAGGAAAGACTTGGTTGAGAGGGTTAAAAGCTCTGAGAGTGTGAAGTCTGGTGCTCAACAGGTTTGGGAAAGTATCAAGGATAATTTCATTAGGAGAACTGATGATACAGACTTTGGAGACAAGGCAACTGTAAAAGACTTTGAGGATAGGGAGGTACAAATGTTACCTATCTACTTTACAAAGCTCAAGAAGGGAGAAAGTGCTAATGACTTATCTACTGATATAGTAGGCACTATGACTGCTTATGCAGCAATGGCTAATGACTTTGATGAAATGAATAAGGTCATTGATGTTCTTGAAGTAGGTAGAGATATGCTTAGAGAAAGACAAGTTACTCAAACAGAAGGTGGTAAACCTATGGTTGAGAAGTTTAAGGCAGTAGGTAGAAAGGTTGAAAGTAAATTAACCAAGACAGGAGACAAGTCAAGGTTTATGGAAAGACTGAATGATTTCTTTGAAATGCAGGTATATGGAAGATACATGGCAGATGAAGGAACATTTGGTAAGACTAATATTGACAAGGGAAAGGTAGCTAACTTTATTAATAGAATGACTTCTATGAATAACTTGGCATTGAATGTCCTTTCAGGTGTCTCCAATATAGCTACTGGTAAAGTAATGATGAGGATTGAGTCTTTCTCAGGAGAGTTCTTCAATGAAAAGAATACTCTAAAAGCTGATAGAACTTATGGTAAGGAATTACCTTCATTCTTAGCTCAATTAGGTGATAGGGTAAAGACTAATAAGTTAGCTTTATGGGATGAACTATTCAATGTAATGCAGGAATATGAACAGGATACAAGAGAAGTCAACTTTGATAGGAAGACTTGGTTTAGTAGAATGTTTGGTACATCTGCTTTATTCTTCATGAATAATGCTGGTGAACACTGGATGCAGAATAGAACATCATTAGCTCTGGCTGATGCTTATAAAATGAAGGCTCCTAATGGTAAGTTAGTAAGTCTGTGGGATGCTTTTGAGGTTGTACCATTAGATAGTAGTAACAAGAAGTTAGGTGCTAAATTACAGCTAAAACAAGGCTATACTAAGGCTGATGGTTCAGCTTTTACTCAAGAAGATATAATTAAGTTCAGTAGAAAGAGTGCAGCTATTAATCAAAGAATGCACGGTATTTACAATAAAGCTGATAGAAGTGCAGTACAAAGGTTGGCTATTGGTAGATTGGGTATGATGTTCAGAAAATGGATTAAACCATCATTGAATAGAAGATTCAAATCAGCTACATATAACTATGACCTTGAGGCATGGACAGAAGGTTATTATCTTACTACTGGCAGGTTTATGAATGCCCTATTCCAAGACCTAAGGAAGGCTCAGTTTGATATTGCAAGTAAGTGGAATGAAATGACTCCCACAGAACAGGCAAATGTCAAGAGAGCATTGACTGAGGTAGCCCACTTCCTTGCAGTAGCAGCAGCTATTGGATTGATAGAGTGGAGTGATGATAGGGATAGACCTTGGTTAGTCAAGATGATTGAATACCAATTGAGAAGGTTATACACTGAATTAGGTGCTCTTACTCCTACTCCAGAGATGGTTGGTGAAGGTTTGAGAATATTAAAGTCTCCTGCTGCTGGTGTAAATACAGTAGAAAAGACTCTTAATCTAATCAATCTGATGAATCCAATGAACTATGAAACATTCAATGGAGAAGATGCAATACTTAAGTCTGGACCTTATAAAGATAAGTCTAAAGCTCAACAGAGCTTACTTAAGTCTCCTCTTGCTCCTATGTATAATACAGTTCTAAGAGGTATCTTTATTGAAGACCAAATACCATTCTTTAAGCAATAGTCTTAAAAGAAGAAAGGGGGAAGTATTAATTTACTTCCCCCTTTTCATTTACACCTTAATAAAAAATTTAAACCTCATGTTTGAAGCTATGAACATCTGATAGCTTGCTCTCTTTCCTCTTGGGAAATTTGATTCCACATTTCTTCTGTCCAACCTTTCTTTTCAAGTGCTTCCCTTGTCTCAGTCTCAATACTACTGAAATCCATTGAAGATTGTACTCCCTCCTGATTTCTCATCTCTTGAAGAGATGGTACTTTATAGGTTATGTTAGAGTAATGTCCTTCATTAATGTTTCTGTAATATTCAGTAAGAGAAGGTCTTAGACTGTTCCAATTAGTGACTTTAGCAAACAATTCCTTGAAGAAATTGATTATCTTGATACCTAAAGATTGAGTGTCTTGAGACATCACATACTCTCTAAATCCTTCTGCCATAGCTTCTTCAAGCTGTGAGTTACTTAAGTCTCCATAAGTTCTCTTAGCTTCTTGAAGTAATTCATCCCTAAGTGTAGGTTCTGTGAGTAAATGGAATACTGCATGAAATGCTTCATGATATGTAGTTCCCTCAGCAGCTATATCACTTAAAGTAATGATACCATCACTAAACTGACCCCATGCTAATGCACCAGTCTTGGCTACTCTAATAAGACCATTAGTAACTACAACCCTCTCACTCTCACTTAATTGAGGTAGAACCTTATTTAACCAAGCTAACTCCTTATCTTTATCCCATATAGGTCTTGATAAATCATCAACCTGTCTTAATTCAAACTCTACATCAAACTCTTCATCAGTCTGATTAATAGCCTGTTCTTTAGCTACAGTTGAAGCTGCACCATTAGATTCTCCCTGATTAATAGTAGCAGGAATAATAGGCTTCTCAATCTTGACTGGTTCAGCAGAAGGAGTATAGAGTATAGTACTTTCCTGAGACATATCTACAACTCTCTGAGGATTACCTTCCAGTATCTTCTTTATATTGTTCTTAGCCTCAGTCTCACTATATGACAGTACAGCATTCTTTACTAAAGCAATAGTATTACCATTAGGAAATACTGCATAGAAATCATTAGATGCAACATGTGCAGGTTGGTCTCCAAATCCTTTAGTAATATTAGGAACCTTAGTCATATATACCTCAACTCCATTTACCTTTCCAATAGGACTTAGATAACCTGTATGCAACTTTCCATCCCTTAAGAAGTAACCTACTTTACTATCTGATATACTATAGTCTGGTAGAACATTGTTTATAGGTTCTCTTGTTTCAAATGTACTGTTGAATATAGGTAAGCTACTATTAGTATTACCCACTTCTGGAGTAGCTACACTACCAACTAAAGGAACATTCACAGATGAATCATAGTTAAGAAGAATACCCTTCTCCTTATTTACTCTACTAACATTGTCTTTATTGTACTCAAGTACAAAGGGTAATATAGCTAAAGTAGTGATAGGAGTATGATATTGAGACTCAAATAAGTTCTTGTAAGCACTTAGTTGTTTAGTGTAATACTGCTCCTGACTCATTGTTTGGGTATTAGATTTATTCTTGAAATAATTAACCTTTCTACCATTCCTATCAATAAAGTCATAGAAGCTATATCTACTTGTCTTAACATCATATATCTTGAAGTTCCCATTAGCATCTACAGAGAGAATATCAACCTCACCAGCTATCCTGTTTCCATTCTCATACTTATTGAAGAGTACTATATTATTAGTAAGGAATGTTTCACCCCTTGCTTCAATATTACTCTTAATTTCAGTAAGAGAAGTAACCAAATCATTGAATGCTTGTTCAGACATATTACTTGGTTTAACTGGCATTTCACTTGATGTAAAGAAGTTTCTGATTACACTATCTACAGAAGTACCTGCTTCTAATGCTCTTTGTGAATTAGTTCCAGACATCTTATCTCTTACTATATTCACAATAGTATCTCTACTTCTTGCATCTATCTTACCCTCAAATGCTGTAAGGTCTACACCATAATGGTTACTTAAGTTCTTAAGATAGTTATTGAACTGTGTTATATTATCTGCATTCTTTGAGAGATTAACTCTTAAATCCTGTAGAGCTTTAGTTTGCTTAGGAGACTCAATCCAATTACTTCCTAATACTGAATGCACCCTCTTATATTCATGGTATTCCCCATCATCCTCAAGTATATAATAGAACTCACCATCAGTTCTTGTCTTATCAACCTTAGACTGGTTCTCTGCAATCTGGTCTATAACTTTCTTAGAGTCAGCTACAGTCTTCTTTCTATCAGCTAATTTCTGTTTGAATTTATCTGATGCAGCACCAGTAACATACTGACCTGTATTTCTATTCAGAACCTTACCATTAGGAAGAAGGGTGATACCCCCCATCATCATAGAACCATTCTGAGCATCCCCATAATTCTCTTGTATATAAGCCATATCAAGAATAGATTCAGGGAAAGAGTTAAGAGTTCTGCCATTATTATCCCTTACAGTATTTGAAGTCAAATCTACATGGTATGTAGTATTATCAAATGAAACTGTAGTTCCTGCAATAGCTCCCTCTGTACCTCCTACAGGAGTTTGTATCTTTCTACCTTCCTCAGCCTTAACTGATGCAGGGTTTAGAGCTTGTTGTAAGTTACCTTGTATATCAAAGTAATCTGTTGTAAACCAGTTACTTTTTACACTGGCATCTATTATATTGGATGTCATTACTCCAGAAGAGAGTAACATGTTATTGTAGCCTCCCTTATTAAGCATACCTAAATTCACCTGTAATGGAAGATTGAATGCCATTAAAATGTTTTGTATTTCACCAGCTACTTCCTGTGAATCTCTTGTATCAGGTTGAGTTTTAACACCCTCTCCACCTAATTCATAGAGAACATTAGGGTCCCATCTTTCAGTTAAGAATACAGTTCTTGCATCTTCTCTTCTGACTCTCTTACCATCTATTTCATCATAGATTTCATTCTTATTGGCATCTCTCTGAACCTTAGTAAACCTGATACCATTACCATTCTTACCTTGTATATAGTCAATATGAACATCACCAATATACAGACTTCTTGCCAAGTCTTTTACTGCATTATTAACATCTTCCTCTGTAAAAGCATTAGCTAAAGCATCAATACTCTTCTTTATATTCTTGTATAAAGGAGTTGAGTTAATAGTAACATCCTCTGGATTATATTCACTTTCATTGAAGTGCTTAACCCTTACAGCAGCAGGACTATATTTACCAGCAGCATTAGGAATAAGGATATACATCCTACCTTCCTTTTGGCTCATATCCATTGGCTTGGTAATTAAATCATCACTGATTCTACCATTAGTAGATAGGACACCATTCTTTATAATACCAAAGATAGAACTTGCACTTACATTAGGTATTTCTCCCATGTTTCTTTCTTCTGTACCATAAGGTATTCTACCAACCATTATCTGAGATACTCTTGTAGTAGGAGTAGCTATAAACTTCTTATCCTTTCCAGTCTGATTGAACTCTTCTTTTACTCTTTCAATAAGACCTGATAAACCTTCATATCTATCTACTACATACTGACTTTCATCTAATGAACCTACTATTTGGTTGTTTCTCTTATCTACAATAAAGATTGTATGGTCATTGAATTCAGGGTCAATCATGAAGCCAAGTTCATCACCTGCCTTTAGATTACCTTCATTTACATAACTGAAAGCTCTATTATCTCTAAGATAGTTATAAAGTTCATCAAAGTTTAAGTTCTCTTTCTCAGCAACTACTACATTGAAAGGTCTGAAATCTCCATCCTTACTTGCATTGATATGTAATTCAGGAATAGTAGGTCTATAATACTGCCTCTTACCCTTTGCATCCCTATCTAATGATTGAGGAGTAGGAGCATTTTCATTGGCTTTCTTGTTTTCCTCAGCTACCATTTGAGGAGTAATGTTACCTACAGGAGGTTCATAAGTATCAACTGGTCCAGCATTAACTGGTGGAACTGTGGGTGTACCACTATCTCCAGTTGTATCTTTTGATGTAGTACCTCTTGTACCATCTGTTTTCTCAACTGGCTTTAGGTATTCAACAGGGAATCTTGCTTTGAATCTCTGGTCATTATTAACCTCACTCATTGCAGATAGAAGTCCATACTGAGCCTCAGCAAAATTCATCATATTCAAATCATCTGGTAGATTTTCATCATACAGACTTTCTGGATTATTGATGAATACTGAGTTAGGATTAGCCATTTCCTCAAGATTATTAGCATTTTCATGTTGAGTCCTAAGTAGTTCTTGTGCATTAGCTTTAGCCTCAGGAGAGATAGGTTGTCTATCTATTGCCCTACTTACTTCACTATTATACATTTGAACTTCCTTATAGTCCTTAGCCATCTTATTACCTTCATTCTCAAGTTCATCAAGAATCTGTTGTCTTTTAGATGAATCAGGCTCATTATTCAATGCTTCTCTAAATTCATTAAGGTTAGTAGCAGCTAATGCTGCATCCTTAGTCTTAGCTATTTCCTGTCTTTCATTCTCCTTTATAATATTCTCTCTTTGTCTCTCTTGTTTTTGTGCAAGAGCTTGAGGATTTCTAAGGTAAGTATCATACTTATCAATGAAGTCATTCCTTCTCTCAATCATTCTTTGTAAATCATCAAGTTCTTGAGTTACACCCTTAGAACTCAATATGGGGAATCTTTCAGAAATACTCTTTGAAGCTTTATCTAAAGCATCAACAAATTGAGAATTTTCTTCATCATTAAGAATTGCTGTTAATTGGGATGGACTTAAATTAGTAAGCATCCTTATTGCTTCTGCATCTTTTCTTCCTGCTTCCTTTGTTGATTCTGGAACATCTAAATATATATCCCTTTCAACATCAGCAGCTACAGTTCTTAAAGATTCCTGTACCTCTTCAAATACATTCTTAAATCTATTCTCAAGATTATCAATATTTGAGAAGTAATAAGTCATTTCTTCAAGACCATCCTCATCAAAGTAATCCCCAATCTTAACTTGTAAGTCCTGACTAATCTTTCTGTAGTTATCTACAGCTTCCTTAGTCTCTTGAGTTTGCTTTTGAATCTGTTCAATTACTTCTGCATCAGTCATATTATCATATACTGATGTACCAGTTTCCTGATTAGTAGTAAGTTGTCTTATTTGTTCAACATCTTCTTCTCTTATATTACCAGCTTCCTCAATTATATCATATAGGTCATTAATTCTTCCTGCCTTATCAAACATGATAACATCACTAATAAGCTGGTTGTGTTCAGCATTCTTAAACTCAAAGTTATCATTATTATCAGCAGCTTCATCCATTTGTTTTTGATAAGCATTATGTCTGATAGCTGATTGATAGTAGTTAAGGAACTCAGGTGACTGTACTCTATTATTCAGTTGAGTTACAATGGCATCATCTTTCTCACTTCTTTCTCTTATCTCTTGTATATCTTCCTTAATACCTCCTTGTAGATATACTGGTGATTGGAAACCACCCTCACTATTTCTTGTACTCCTAAAGCCCGGAATACCTACTAAACCAGTTAAACCACCAATAAAACCTTCTTCCCATCCTTCAACAGTACCATAGGTTTGTTGTATAGCTTTTGCAGTAGCTTGTAACCAGTCAATAGTTTCACTTTCTGCATCTGGGTCTATCTTGGCTCCATAGAAGTCATTAAGTTCAGAAGCATATTTATATCCTGCAACTTTACCTGCAACAGCTTGTCCCATTTCTTCATAAGGACCTTCTGCAACACCCTTACTTGCAATCTTCAAAGCATTTCTAAGTACAGAAGGTTTAGCTGCACTATAACTTACAGTACCATCCTCTGCAACTGTCCTTAGTATCTGACTACCCTTTTTAGCTGTATTATATCCACCTGCATAGAACTTACCAAACTGCCAAGCATCTGATACAGTAAGTAGGGGAATATTTAGAGCAAAGTCTATATTACCCATCTTAGCCCTATCTTCTGATAGTTTCTGTAGCCCACCTTTGTAATCAAACTTAGCATCCACTCTTTCCTGTAACATAGCTTGTCCTTCTGGAGTGAGAACTTGCTCAAAAGTATTTCCATCAGGAGAAATCTGATATTGTGCAAATTGAGGAAACTCTCTAAGCATAGCTTCTTGCTCTTGTGCTGCTACTTTAGCTTGTGCATCATCAAGTTGTTGTTTATGAAGCTCAAACCAGTCTTTACTATTCTGTATAGCCTCAATTCTTGCTTCACCTAATGCACCTGAGAAAGCACCAGTAAGTTTAAGAGTAGGCTCAGCCATCTTAAGTTTCTTAGCATCCCTTGCTAATTCATCAGTAAGCCTTACACCATCAAGGAATAAATCTCCTTCTCTGTAAGCCTGTAAAGCTGCATTAGGATTAAGAGCTTCACCTGAGGCTGTAACTGCACCTTTGAATGCTTGCCTTGCTTTATTAAGACCAAGTAATCTTGAGGTTGCACCAGCACTAATCTTACCAGAGTAGGCAGCACCAACAGCAAAACCTAAGTTCTTAAGGAACTTATCTCCAATAAAGTTAGCTGAGAATATATTCTCATACCAAGGGTCATTCTGCTCTGCATCAGTATAGTAATTAGGTAGAGCTGACTCTGACCATTCATTTACTTGCTGCATTGCATTTGAGAAAGGATTATCCCAGAAGCCTGAGAATGTTCCTGTAGCTGCTGCATTACCTAAACCTACTATAGTACCAATGATACCATCAGCAAAGGTAGTACCTGCAAGAACAGCTCCCTTAGCTAACCCAGCACCTATCTGAGCATACCAAGGCTGCAACTCACCTCTTGTATTAGCCAAGTTGTCCAATTGGGTCATAGATGTGATACCTTCATCATACATACTATCACCTACTCCAACAAAGCCTACCTCTTGAGGCACAGCTCTTTGTAAGGCACTATTAGAGACTTGCTTATAATCCTCTATATTATCAATATGAGGAACATCTCTAAGAAGTCCTTCTTGCTTTAGTGCATCTATACTTTTAAGTCCCCTTAACCCACCTACTCCTTGTGTAGATGGGTCTTGGATTTGTTGATTATTTGCCATATTCTTCTACTCTAATTTAGAATCTGTATTACTTTGTCTCTTAGCAAGTGTATTGAACTTACCATAGATATAATTCATCATTGTATTGATGTATCTTTGAGCTTCTACATCATAGCCATTCTCAAGAAGTACATTAATATTATTCATATATCCTGCCACACTTCTATCTGCATCATCTATTAGCTCAGGGTCAATAACTGCTGATTTAGTTTTACCATCTTTGGTAGCATTGATTATAAGTCCTACCTCTGGGTCATAACTTATATCATTGTCACCAGTGAAGTAATCTGAGATATTCTTTAACTTAATAGGGTCTCCCTTCCTATTATCATCAAGTTCATAAAGACCAGTTGATTCTGTAGCTGCACCTAAGGTTCTTGCATTCTCCTTTATAACTTGAGAAATTAAGTCACTCTGAGTTATATTAGGTTTATATATAAAGTCTCTTACAGCACTGCTTCTAATATCAGCTTGTAACTTCTGTTCAAGTTGGTCCATATTACCATCCTTCATATCATACTTCTTGATTATCTGTTGAAGTCTTTCTGCATGAGGTTTAACCTTATATATTCCACCACCAACATTCACACCATACTGAGTTGGATAACCCGGATTAATTCTCTCAACTTCTTCATTAATCATAGAAGGATTAGCTCTTAACTGTTGTATGAACTGTAGGTCATTATTAAGTTCAGTAGTCTTCTTGTCTCCATCTACTTTGGTTTTAGGTACTGACCTAAATACAGCAGAGGGAGTTCCTTCTGTCTTACCTTTCTTAGCAGCAGCTAACCTTTCCTGCATTGCATAATCATAAGCCTTATTAGAAAGAGTTTGATATTGAGTTTCACCTACTGCATTCCACAAACCTTGTCTTGCATAATCATAAGCTCTATTAAGGATATTCTCATCATTCCAGTTCCTAATACCAGAACTTCCTACTGCATCTTCTACAATACCTTGAAGTATAGGAGAAGCCTCAGGATTATTCTGTACAGCCTGCATAATTTCCTCAGGTCTGAATCCCTTCTGCATGATGGTTTCATAATATTGATTACCTAAGATTGTTCTCCACTTTCTTGGGTTTTCTCTTACTTCCTTAGCTAAATTCTGTGCAGCAGTACCTACCTGTTTGGATAATAGTGCTCCAGAATAGGATTGTGGTGATAAGGCAGGATTAGCTATAAGTTCATCTAAGGAAAGTGTAGAAGCAGGTCTATCAAATAATAGTGTACTATCCTGAGCCTGTAATTTCCTTTGTTCATCTATCAACTCCTGTCTTCTCTTATAAGCCTGTTCTATAGGAACAATCTCAGAAGAGTATCTTCTTTTCATATCAATCAATCCTTGTCTACTTGCAGGAGTAAGTCCCTGTTTAGCTAATGACTCAGCTTGTGCAGCCAAGTCATTAGAATATTGTTTATATATTGCATAAGCCTGTGGGTCTGTCTGTTCATTAGCCATTCTCTCAAAGACATCTGCTTTAGTTCCTAATTCACCCATACCCTCTTGAATAGTATTGTATTCTTGAGTATATGCTTGAAGTGGTTGAAGCATTTCCTGATAAGAGAATGGTCTGAACTTAGCACCACTTACAAAACTGAAATTAGCCATAAGTCAATCCTTTCTTCTTTTTAGTTCTTACTTTACCACCTTTAGCTTTCTTAGTTCCTCCAGTGTATTCTCCTTTGGTATTCATCTTAAGAACACCTGATTTAGCCAATGTATCAAGCCAATTAGCTTGCTCATTTTCCCATCCCATATCACCTAAACCTTGTAAGAAGTTAGTTATATTAGCACTCCTTCTTGCACTATCTTGGTCTTTAATACCCTGTCTTAATTGAGCAGCAGTAGTAGCCTGTCCTAATCTTGCTCTCTTAGCTGCATTTCTTGATTCTGCATTAAACATTGAAGCCTTAAGTCCAGTCTCAGTATTAAACATGTTAGTACCTCTATTGAATGCCTCAACTCTTTCTCTCAACTGTTGATTATATTCCTCTGCTTGTCTTGCTAAATTACCCATGTTTTGACCATAATTATAATCAGCAGCAAGTATTCCAGCCTGTGCATTAAGCCTGTTACCACCTGAGGTATTCATCAATCCTCTTCTTGTAGCAGCAGCCTGTTGATTCATCTTGTTGATATAGAAGTCCCTGTCTAAAGGTCTATAAGATAGATAGTTTCCAATAGGAGCATATCCTGCTGCCTCAGCACCTAAATCTACTCCACCTATCATATCAGCACTACCATAGTCTGGTTTACTGAATAAATCTGATAGACTTGCTAAACCAGAACCTATAATTGGTGCATACCTTGTCCAAGTCTGCCTCTTATCATTATTACCTTCTGGAGCTGTTTCACCAGTTTCTCCTGATTGAGCCATAAGAGCTTCAAGTTCCTCAGCACTCATTGGGTCTTCCAAAGCTGAGCCATAAGGATTTGTATCACCACCATAAGCAAACATACTTGGGTATTCATTTCCTTCCCTATGGGCTTCCTTTCTTTCCCTTGCTTCCTCTTGGGCAGCAGCTATTCTTTCCATAGCAGCTTGTAATCCTTTAGTACTTAGAGGGTCATTAGGTCTTTCTTCACTTTCTCTTTGTGCAGATTTAGCAGCCTTAGCAAAGGTTTTACCTCTTAACTTGTATTCCTTTCTTATATCATCAGGTATTTCCATTCTATCAGAGAATACATAATCATCATAAACTACTTCACCTTGCTCAACTAAGTTAGGAGCACCTTCTGGGTCAACTCCTATTTGGATTCCTTGATAAGGATTTTCTTCATGAGAGCCTCCTTCATCAATAAATGTAACTCCATTAGTAAAGTCTCCACCTTGTGTATTCAACCATCCTCCAAAAGCATTCCAATTTCTTGCATTCTGTGCAAAAGTAGCTCTCTTTCTTGTAGTAGGATTAGAGCTGTTCTTTCCTCTTCTAATACATGCTTCTGTTACTTTACCTCCACAGTACTCAGTAAACTTGCCTCTGTTTTTCTTCTTGATATGAATACCACCACCATCCTTAGCTATATTAGCTGCTTGAACAGTTTGTTCAGGTTCTTGTTGAAACATTCCTTGTATTCCTTGTGTAAAAGATTGGTTAAAGTTATTACCTACTACATCATTAAATAAACTTCCACCAAAAGCCTTTAGTGAAGGGTATTTAGCAAGAACCTTTCTTCTCACACTCTCATTACCATGTAATCCAGCTAATCTGAGTGCATCTCTTGCATCAGCTTTAGTTGGTATTGGGTAACTTCTGTGAGGTCCTGCAAAGTCTCCAGAAGAGACAGATGGATAAGGCTTTTTCTTAGAGCCATAGTTTTTCTCTCTGGATAATCCACCACCTTCTGCAAAAGCATTATATGTATTCATCTCAGGTAATGCTTGGAATGAGTTAGGAAGAGAGGTCAATCTTTGTTTAGCAATTGCACTCATCTCTTGATTATTTAAGTATCTATTATCAAACTCATAGCCTATTGCACCACTACCAAATTCAAGTGGACCACCATAAGCAGAGAAGTTTGCTAACATATTAAAGTCATTTTGTGTATCTATGTTCTCAGCTCTTGTTTCAAAAGAAGTTAGTGCTCTCTCATTAGCTTCTTTAGCAGCTTTATTAAGTCTTTTAGCTTTTCTCTTGGCTTTTCTATTACCACCAAGCCATCCACCAATAGCACTACCAAGACCTACTACCCCACCTACAATAGCTCCAATAGGACCACCTACAGATGCTCCAGCAGCAGCTCCTTGACCAGCAGCCCCAATAGTATTAGTAACTCTCTGACCAGTACTTCCACCTCTGACATCTTTCCATGAATAATCATCTTTCACTTTATTCCATGAACCCCATTCACTCATCAAATCATCATTGGATGAAGCACCTACTACCATATTCTTTTGAGCTTTATTCTGAGCCTCAATTCCACTGGTGTCTGCTATCTGTGCATTAGATACTCCTGCTTGGACTACCCCACCAACAGCACCTCCAATACTTCCTATTGAATTGCCAAGATTCTCCCCTTTAAAGGCATTTGAGAATTGTTCTGAGGATTGCTGTCCCCAGCTTTGACCTCCAGTATCAAATATATTAGGAGGCATCTTGCCTCTTCTCTTAATTTTTTTCTTAGCCATAGTATAATTAATTTTGTTGCAAATGTATATAAAGTTATTGAATAAACAAAGCCTTTAATTAAAAAAGAAAGAGTCCACAAACTAAAATGTTTATGGACTCCTATTAATTATGCAAAATAGTGAATAATAGCATCATGGAACTCTGTTCTATATGTATTAGGAGTGTTCATTCCTAACTTAATATAAGCCCAAGTATTCCTTATCCTATCCCTGTTATTTACTATTGCTCTTGGTATATTAGCTCTCCATATCCTGAATTTCTTCTTTAATGGAGAAGGATGTCCAAGTAGATTAGTGAGAGGGGTAGTACCATGCTGATATTCATTCCATACATCAAGAGTATCAAAGGTTTTATTACTCATTAGGTTATCACCATCCCAGCTATCAGCTCTAAACTCTACTGTATTGAATATCTTATCATTTGGTTCCTCAGCATTAGCCACAAAGGTAATACTGAATGGTTTATATTCACCAAAGAACATGTTATAGTCTCCAGCAAACTGTTCCCACATCTTACCATCTTTAAAGGCATAGAACTCACTACTTACATTGAACATAGCAGGAACTCCTTCATAGCTCATAAAGGATGTAAACTGGTTAATCAACTCTGAATAACACAGACAATGGTCTTTATAAGTAAAGTACACATCATTATTATTCTTGTCATAGAATGACCTGTAGTTATTATAACCAACTGGTTCCCAGTTCACATGAACATTATGAGCACTAATCCACTGTCTAAACCCTAACTTATCAGATAGACTGACTATTTCTCCATTAAATAGATATAATGAATTAGTCTCATTATCTATAAAGTATAGTCCAGAAGGAGACTCAACTATAGACCACTTATTACTACATCCTATAGTATTGCTAACATATCTCTTACCACTAACTTTCATACCATTAGTGATTTCAATAGGCATACCATCAGATGCAGGTATCTGTACTCTTGAGTTAAATAAAATATTACTTAACCCCCTTCTCTGAAAACAGAATATCTCATTATTATAAGTGTTCAAGGAGGTTACTTCCCCTTTATCACCATCAAGGTCTAATGTTGTTGCAACATTAATTTTAGTCCAATTATCCACTTCATTACCAAGTATTTTTTCCTCAGTCCATGTAATACTATTAGGAAAATCATTAAGACTACTTATTTCATTCAAATATTGATAAGTAAAATAGTTATTACTCTGGGAATAAATTGGATTATAAAGATTGAATATAGAAGGAGTAATAGCTAAGTTGGTAACATTTCCTCTATTTCTATCATACCTACCATCTATATTGATATGAGTTTCACAATAAAATGATACCATTTCAACTACAGTATTCATATCCTCTAAGGTGAATGGATATGTCTTTAGACAATCATATCTTTGAAGATAGGTATCACCTTGAAGAAACTCTATTCTACCACTGTCATTAATATCAATTGGGTCTCCAGATACTATCCACCTGTTATTTAACAGAGCTTCTTCTGTTTTACCCCCAAATCTATTATCCTCATCTATAGTCTGAGTCAACTCTACAAGCCATAACCCTGAATATCCAGTACTAAAGGTACTGAATATAGCACTGCTATCTTTTGTATGGTCATGATTTGTATTACTATTAGGGATTATAACCCTATTACCATTTTGCTTGTTTAAAGCAAATACAGCATGTTTTCCAGACTTATATTTGATGCTTACAGGACTATTGGTATATCTTTCAGAATCTTTAAGATTGACAGTTCCTAATACTGGTATAGTAATTTTATCAACAAAAGTGGTATTTTCAGACTCACCATTATATAATTGATTTATAGTTTTTATATTTTCATAACTATTAGTAACAACACCAATATCTGAACCTACACCTTCTGTTTTAGAACCAGGAGGTATTACTTTATCAACATTACCATAGTATAACAGAGACTCATCATTCCTAACTATTGAAGTAGCTGTAACTTCGTTAGAATCTACTATTTCTACATTTGATATACCAGCAGGGGGAATCCAAAATTCTGTTAATCCCAGAGTGAAATAAGTAGAATAACTTGTTCTCAAGTTACCTAATTTATTTGATTTCAAATTAGAATAGGTATTACCTTCATATCTAAAATCATTAATTAATGAGCCTTGTCTTTGCCAAGGTGATACTAACCATGCCCAATTACTCTTGTAAACTTTTTGAGTATCATTAGTTAATAAGGGGATTCCCATCCAATGATATCCAGAAGAAAGAAGTCTACCTCCTTTATTTGTTGAAAAAATAGTTTGTCTCTCATACTGTGGGAACTTATTATAAAATCCATAATCTAAAATAGGTTGAACCCCTGTACTCTCTGCAAGAACAGACCTATAAGATATACCAGAATGTAATGCAACAGAGCCTATAAATTGGCAGCCTAAGTTAATATTTGCTGTATTTATATCTCCAAATTCTATATCAGGAGAATGAAATGTAAGAATACTACTATCTACTAAATAGTCATTTACTTCTGTACTACCTTCTGCTAATGTCTTTAAAGTTTCTACCCCTATCTCAGTAGTTCTATTAGGATATACAGGATTGATACTATCATAATCAACATATTGAGCATAAGTTCCATTATTTGCCTCCACATCATTAGAATCATCTCTATTAGCTTCATCAACAAAAGGTCTAAAAAACCAAGATGATACTGCATAAGGACTATTAGATTCTCTGTCTAAATTTGTCCATAGAGTAGGACATACTACACCTTGACACAATATAGTTCTATCACTATTTGTGGGAACTACTATCATTCCTCTTGCCTTTACATAACCAAGAGCTTTAGCTTCATCAAGCACACTCTTTGGTATAGTATAGTAAGGTTTTATCAAACTTAATTTAACAGTACCAGATAAGTTATTAGAATCTACATTAGGGTAAGTATCTACCTTACTATCTCCTATATATAATACTTCTGACCATTTACCTTTCTTATTTTGGAATTGAACCCCGAACCTATAAGTTTCACCTCTTTTAAATGATGTAATCTGGTAACTATTATTATTTAATTGGGTTTTATAATCATAAGTTAAATTAGTTCTTTCACCAGTATCAAGAAGCTTATTACCAAATACAACAGAACCCTTCACACTCTCTCTTGCTTCCTTTGAGAACAACAAAGTTTTTATGTGAATATTTCCAAGAAATAAAGTATTGTCCTTTTGAGTCATAGTGTGGGGAATTATTTCTTCACCACCTATGTAAAGTAGTAAGGTACTGTCTACACTACTTCCTGTTGTATTATTATCTGTATATCTGATTACTGAACCAATAACATCCAAATCAGCCACTCTTCTTACAACTGGGGTAGAATCTATACTTGTTCTAAATATAGAATATATCCTTATATAATCAAAATTAGTATCAGGATTACTTATAACTATATCAAAACTATTAGAACCTATCTCTTCTGGACTCCCTCCTCTATTACTTGCATGAGTGTAGTATATAGGTGTTTGATATATAATATTACTTTCAGAGCCATTCCTATTATAGTAAGTGAAGGCATATTGCACTACTCCAGAAGGAAACTTGCTGGCTACCTTAAGATTGGAGGTAACAGTGATTGTTTCATCCAACTTCAATTCTGGAATAAAATCAAATGAACTATTATTCCATCCTTCTATTGTTGTAGAGTCAGATACAATGTTAATAACTCTTGGTTGATTTAATCCATCTACCCAATATACTTTCTGTATGTTATCATTCTCATATACACTGATATTCTCAATAGGATTATTGACATTAAAGTTCAAGTTACCTTCATAAAGAAGCTTGCCTTCAAAGTAAGTCTGCTTATTCTCCAGCCTATATATCCTATCCTTATCACCAGTAGTAAACAAAGTAACATAGTTATTCAAGACATTATATCCTATGAGAGTACCTAGCACTTGAAGAGGATTACCATTAGAAGTGAGGATGGATAACTCAGAATTACCTCTTTCATTAGTAACTGTTAGTAGAGTTGAGTTATCTCTTGCAGTTATTCTAATGTTCTTACATTCATATGCAAACTCTGGATTGAACTTTGAGACTGTTAAGTCTCTAGTCATACCTTTAATTATATGTTGTTCTTGTTTAAGCATAATCTTTATCTTTGGTCTTTCCAATACTCTCTATTACCTAGAGGCTTAAAGCCTTTTCTAAACTCATTGGTTCTAGGTAATAGTTGATTCATCATATTACTAATAGCTTCCATTTCACTAACAGAAGGCAGAATGAATTCAGTGTTAAGTTGTCCAACTTTCCACGCATATTCTTGCTGTACATTCTGCAATACTGCTGGTGCTATTTTACCCATATCAAACTGAATAGTGAACCATTCTTTCTTTATATATAACTCTAGTGCTTTAAGGAATATAGAGTTATCTGGAATTAAAGGAAGACCTTCATCATCCAACATAATAGCTTTATAACTAATATCCACCTTCTCATGTCTTATTGAAGTAAATATTACTCTACCTTGTGTCTTGAAAGAAGGCTCTCCTCTCTCCCACCAATCCCTTTCTTCATGGTCATGAGTAGGATAGGCATTGAAATTATCAGTCATTGCCCTAAGTGCCATTCCATTCTTATGTAACCTGACCTGATTAATAGAGATTAAATCACATGGAAGCTCACCTCTGTACTCCTTAATATCTATAGTTTCTATCTTATCAACATAGACATTAGGAAGCCCCATTGCACTAATAAAGTCCAATGTATATTGAATAGCTGTCTCAAGATTGAGGTCAGTAAGTAGTGGGTGTCTTAGTAATCTGTCAAGCACTACTCTTATATTTACATAGCTAACATTATTAACCATATCTTAATTTCCTTTCTAAGTAAGGAGCATCTATTAAACCCTCCTTTATTCTTTGTTTAAGTCTTATCTTTAAATCTTTATTGAATAAGAATTCATAGTAAGATTTATTGTTATAAGTAGCTGACTCTCTATTGTAATATACCTTAAAGATTTCATTCTCTTCTACTCTAACTAATGTCTTATCCCTGAAAGCCTCTTCATCTTCATACCAGAGTTCAAGTGTCTTATCCCAGTCTATAGGAAGGTTAGTATGAATTTTTCCATCCATTCCTAACCTCACTCTCCTATCATACTTTCTTACTTCAATAGTACCCATTGATTTAGGAAGTCTGACATCATTACCCATTAATAATTCATCAACCAAAAGCAAGTTTATCTTTCTTATGATAGCAAAGTACTGTGACTCAGTAAGAACATATTCCTTACTATCAGGTTTATTCTTTCTGTAATACTTATATCCATCATATACACCTAATGAATTCCTTACTTTATACTCTCTTGGTTGGTTGACCTTCTTTATCCTCCTTTTAAATTCTCCCAGTGTCTCCATTATTTATATTCTATTGTGAATCCCTTATATACCCTATGATTGTTTGCATATCTTGAGACTGTAGAATCACTACAGTTTAAAAATTTGGCAGCATATAATACAGATGTAAAATTCATAATAAGATTATTACCTTCAATTCTTATAGGTTTAGAGTGAGCCTTACTTAGCTTTTCTTTATGGGAATCACTAAGATGTTTACCTTTAAGTTTATTAGATTGCTTATAGGATAGTTTCTTTTTGTAATTCCAAGGAATTATGCCAGTAGTACCTTCACCACCTTCTGTAACATTTAAACTTACTCCTAATAATCTATAATGCCTAATCAATTCAATCTCAAGATTCTTAGCCTTTTCCTTTGTAAGATTGGAGAATAAAACTTCATGTTTTATATTCTCCCAACCATATTTCATTATAGAACTTTTGAGAGGAGTTTTAATAGCATTAAAATAACCTCTTCCATTATTCCATCTATTCTCAGGCTTTTGACAAGTAATACCTATATAAACTTTCCCAGAGGGTGTAGTATGCCTATATAGATAATACCTTTTATCTTGCATCTGGTAAGTCATCTTTTGCATTATTATCTTCATCCTTAGGACTATACTCAGGACCTCTTAATTCTTTTACTACTAACTCTATAAGTGGAGGAACTAAAGCATCTTCTATTGGAAACTCCTTATCCTCTAACTTGCATATTGCACCATTCTCTTCTGGACAAGCCATTTCTGATGCTTCCTTAGCATCCTCAAAGATTGCATTAAATCTCACACTCTCAAGATGCAGGAATTGAGGATTCCATGACTTGAAGTATAAATAACCATCAGGAGCTTTTGAACAATAGATTATATTTCTCAGGAACTTATTATAACCTACATATCTCATCCTATCCCTACTTATGTAAGTAATCTCACCTTGATAGAAGTCCATAGGATATACTCTTGGATTACCTATCATCATAGTAGTAGGAACCTTATTCTTACTTCTTAAATAGGAGCTACCTTCACAAGGTTCCCCACTAATAGCTGGAACCTCAATAAGGTCTAAACATATACTCTGATAGTCACTATCTGGTATCTGTTTCTTTATGTCAGAATATCTCTGTTTCAGCAAGAATGACCTATACTTTACAAGCAGAAATATAACATGGTCTGGAGTGTAGTATGAATCATCAGAACTCAACTTAAGTTCATCCAATACCATATAGATTAACTCATTGTATGTCATATTATTAATTATTTAGTTATACTTTAAAACCCTTGCAAATATAGAATAAATTATCTACACTTACAAGGGTTTTACTATTTTTATATTCAGGGTATAAAGATTATGCTTCTACTCTAAAGTTATCATCCTCAGTACTTCTTAATATACTATCCTCTGTTATTCTTGGTACAAAGGTTCTATTGTTAGAATGAACCAAAGTATCATAGCTCTCAAACATTGGAAAGTCTATCATACAAGTACTTCCTGCCAGACAATATAGTGCATTAACTATATCCCTGTAATCATCTTGTGTTACATAATAAGACATTTCTCCTGCTAACATTTCTTACATGAAGAAGAGAACTATTATCTTATCTACATCACTGTACTTCTTATATCCAAA